ACTAATAGTATAAAATGGTAAAAACAAGTAAATAATGTAAAATACTATAAAATAGCTTCTTTATACTGCTCTATATACTCTTCTTCTTTTGCTTTACCGTGTGCAGAGTTGTAATACTTTTTGTAGTACGCTGCTTGACCTTCCAGATCAGAAGGTAATTTTTTAGGGACCCGATAATACTTGAGTCTGCAGTGCATGATTCCATAAGCAATATTGGCCTCTAACATATCACCCACTTCTTCATCTCGAATACCCTTGCTAACATATTGTACTGGGACTAAGGCAGCCGAAGCACATAGTCTTGCCCTTGACTGCCTATACTTGAGATACGAATTAATATTGTCCTGAGCAGTCGCCACTTCAACCTGCCAGAAAGATTTGGCTATACCACTTCCAATCTGTCTGATATAGCGATACCTGGATTCATATAACCCAGTACCGAGTATAAGATCTTCAGCCTCTTTAGAGTACATTCCCATTTTAGTAATGACTCTCTTTATTAACGATCTATACTGTTGAGTCTGCTCAGGAGTCATTACATAACCTTTTCGGTTGGTTCTTTTTTGACTTTAGGAGCCTTCTTGACATCCATTCCGTCACATACATAGTTTTTCTTCTTCTTAGAAGATTTCTTCATTGGTTTTCCATAGTGCATACTAATATCCCTTCTTTTTCTTCTTTCTATTTCTTTCTAAAGCATAGTAAAGGCCTTTACCCTTCTTCTTACCATACTTCTTTAAGATGGATTTAAACATCTTCTTTTTCATTACTTATGTTTCTTACTATGCTTTTTTAAATTATCCATAAACTCTTTTTCGTCTTTAAAGTATTTACTTTTACCACCCATTCGTTTTAAATGTTTTTCCCATAGACTTAATTTCTTAGGTAGTTTTGCGATAGCTCCCACTGGTTCACCAGTTTTTGGATCATAAAAGTGCATAATTCCTTTATCGCTTTTTTTACCTTCGGGAGTAAACTTTGCCTGTGGGTAAGTACGGTAATCACCTTTCTTATAATTCTTTGGCAAAGGCTTACCAAAAATATCATAAGAACCGCCAGACCTGTCTAATGCCTTTGTTAAATTTCCTTTTGGCATTAGAATTTCCAGACCATCTTAACAACTGCCATCATTACATCCATACACTCTTTGGCAATAGCTTGTTGTTCTTCTTTGGTTATCTTCCCATCCTTAGAGGCTTCGTGATACTTCGCTGCCACTTCCTTGAGTTCTTTTACCACAATGCGATATTTAGTAGCAACCATCGTGCCTACTGCACCTAAGATAATTACCATTAAATATGCAAAGTTTTCCCAGTTCATCCATTCCATTATTGATTCTCCTTTTCTATTATCATTTCTTTTAAGTCAATTAATTCTGCGTGGATTATATCTAACTTTAATTCTATTACTTCTTTGTCCACTTTTAATTCTAGTATGTCTTGTATATAATTAATCTCTGCCTTCATAAATCCAAAAGCAAGAGTCATGGAACCAATTAATACAATAATTGTCATTACATTCTCTAAAGATATGTTGGTATTAAGTTTCATTAGTGTTTTCCATTTAATCTGCTTATAACACCTTTGATCTCTGATACTTGATTATCAAGGTCATTAATTTCTTTGGTAATACTATCGAACTTTCTATCTAGCTTATCATCTGATTGATTCCATCTTCCTATTAGCTTAATGATCATTCCTTCCATATTCTCTAAGGTCTCTGACTGACCTCTGTTCTCAGTCTTTAATCCTTGTAATGACTGAGCTTGTTCATCGGCTCTTTGAGATTGTTTAAAATACCCGTAAAAGAAAGCAGCACATACCAGTCCCATAGCTCCATATTCAGCATATAATCCTATAAATTCTTCCATATTAACTCGCTATTACTATTATCCACATTATTAATAAAATAATATCTATGCAAAAAAGGTCCATTATTCAGTATGCTCATCACCTGGATCATGGTACTCTATAAAATCCTTTTCTTTTTTTTTACAATCATCACATAATCCACTTATTTGCCTGATTGTTTTACCACACTCATAACATTTAAATGGCATTACTTTTTCCTCATTGTCATATCGATATAAACTTTTAGATCAGACTTAATCTCTGCGTTCCATTTCTTTATTTTACCAAGTTCATTCATAATGATGTCCATCCGATGTTGTAAGTTTTCATGCTTCTCATCAAATCTTTTTAAAGTGTCTTCTACTTTTTCTTTTAAGATAAACCTTACTACGCTATACAAAGCAAAAGCCAAACCAACGCTAAGAGCAACTGGAAATCCCAATTCTTGTACTAATGTTATAACTTCAGATGTCATTATATTTTCCCTACCATCTTCATTAATTTGACATAATTCTTTAAATCTTTAATCATTTTCGATTCTTTCTTTTTTTCCCCCAACTTAGAGGGTTTAGATTTAATTCTTCCTCGTACCATTTTAATTGTTCCTGCATCTTTGCAATTTTAACTTCCTCATCTTCTATATGTTTGGATATGAGATTTTCAATTTCTTCGTTAGCAAGGATAATTCCTCGCTCAAGATCTGTAATTCTTGTTTCAACTCTATAGTATCCATAAACAAGACTAGCGACAAGTACAAGCATCTGCCCAAGCCATTTAATATTAATGCTAACGACAGTATTGTCACCAACGACAGTTGCCCGATATGATCTTGCTGTCTTAGGTTTTTCACTCACTTTTCTTTCGGACATCTTCCCAGATCTCATGTTTATGACAATAATTACTACCCACTACAATGCCACTATTAATCGTATTAGACAAATACCAATGCTGAGAACTATCTTGGTCTGTAATAATTAAATAGTCTATATGAATAGAATCAGAAGGAGTAATAGCTAAACTACCAACTGACCAACCACTATTACATCCAGTGGATAATGAAACCAATGCTAAAATAAATAACATTAGAATTAACCAAGCAGCTACGCCCATTATCTCCTGTTTTTTCATATTCATTCAATCTCTGTAGTCCATTCACTTTTAGCAAGTTCAGTCATAATCTGTGCATGAGAGTATTTAGTATAAGAGTCAAACACATCTGGATCATTGTCTGGATCATTATCACAAGCAAACTTCAATAGTGCTTTAGAACTATCTCCATCATCTCCATTATTCTTTCTTAATGTAGAGATTCCAGATTGTATAGCATTATCTATTAATGAGTTTGTGCCATCTTCTTGCTGTGCGTTATTAATATCTGCTACAGGCACTATCATATATGCCCTACCTGCCCAACGACCACTATAGTCATCAGACCATCTATTTGTTACTTCACTCATATTATTTTCCTTTTATTTAACATCTGTACTTCTATTGGTTTCACCCTTACTATAACCATTTGGATCAGCGTTTGGTGGTGATTTTAAGTCTCCTGCGTCTGCGTTTTGTGGAGAACCATGATTTGAATTACTTGACCTATCATATATAGTGCTTATTGAGTCAGATAATCCTGTTGACGCATCTAAAGCACCCATTGCCCAATAACCAACTAAGTTATCTGAGTAGCTATCAAGTAAATTAGTGTGCCTACCTGCTGTTTTAATTGCAGAAATATCTAATTCTGAAAGTGCTTTATTCCAAATCCCAACATTTGCTATATAACCATCCCATTGATTTAACCCTGTATTATTATCATTTATTCCTATAGTAGGATTTGCATTTGCAGTTGGATTTGCTAATGTTCCTGTAACTGATAATGTTTGTGATACTCCATTAATGTATATTTTTGCATTAGTACCATCCCAAGTAGCCGATAAATGAATCCACTCATTTTCTGGACTTACCCATGAACCATCTGGTGTATCAGCATAATTACCATCTCCATTGACATGAAGTCTTACTTTTCCACTTGAATTATTATATACTCCAAACCAGATAGCTGTAGAATTAGATGCGTATATAGCACTATAATCAGTACCACTTGCATGAGTATCATATACCCAAGCACTAATCGTAAAACTACCCGATGGAGAGTTTCCTGTTAATTGAATATATTCATTACTACCATCCAAGTCTATGTAGTTATATGCAGAGTTTATCCCTATGAGAGAGGATTGGTCTGGCAGAACTGATGAATAAGTTAAGTTATCTGTAGCCATCGAGGTCATTGTGCCGACATTGCCTTGTATTTCTTTGAGAGCAATATTTGTTATAGTGCCTCTAAAACCTGTAGAGCGAAATGTTAAGAGATTTGCACTACTTGATGAACTTGATAATAGGTATTGAGTATGTGAACCAACACTATCTGGTATTGAGCCACTAAAAGCTGAACTACCACCACTATGTGCTAAACCACTTGCTGTTTGAGTGGCGATAGTATATGTTAATTTATATAGCGTACTTACAGAGAAACCACTAATATTAAAAAAACCATACCCATTAACCGCAAAAGTTAAAATGTCATTTGTAAAACTATTCCCTGTTCCTGTAACGCTATTTAAACTTGTTAATTCTGCTCCTAAAGTGGGGTTAGCTACATCAATTAAAGCAGGGTAAGTGTCACTTAGGTCTGCTGATTGTAGGACTTGCTTAACTGACCAACTATCAATATATATTGCCTCTGATGCACTAACTCCACTCATAGAAATATGGTTTGTAGTAGCACTTGAGGCAGTAAAATAATAAGTAAATGTTTGAAACGATGTATTAGTGACTATTTGAGTTTGAAGATGATTTGATGCGTCATCTCTAACAATTAACCCAATAGAGTCACCACTATCTACTTTTGCACTAATTTCAACCTTATAAGTATTACCTACAACAATAGCAGTTGAACCAAAATCATAACTATCTAAAAAATAATTATATGCTCCTGTTGCTGTTGCTCCTGTAACCTTTAAAGCACCATTGTCATTAGTAAGTGTATTACTTCCTTGTTTTTTCCATCCGTATGTATCGGTATTTTCTTCAGAGCCACTACCAAGATAAGTACCACCTACTTTTAGTGTACTTGCATCAGCATCTACTAACTCTACACCCAACTCTTCTGAGCTACTCTCAAATGAACCCATATCATAACCTGCGACCATTTGCTCTTGAATATCATCAGATGCACCATTTGTAATCGTACCATCATTTGAGTTAGAACTTGAATCTGCTATGGTAGGATATGCTTTACTTGTGTCATCGCCCATTAACCATAACCCTACTAATCCTGTATCAGCACTTGGGTTATGTGTAATACCTTTTTGGTATTGAGCGTAAATAAAATCAGCATCTTTAGCATCTGAATAAATTGCTACAGAACTTATAGAGCCTGTTAAATTACTCCACCCACTTGCTCCACCGATTTGAAACACATTACTTGAATAGGTTATAGAATCAGTATAAGAATCTGTACCTTTAAGTTCTCCATCTAAATAAATCTTTATATTGCTCTTATCGTAAGTACCTACTAAGTGATGCCACACCCCTGTAGAACTCATTGGTGTTTCAGCGTGATTAGAACCCCATGAATTAATCGCAAATATAATATTATCTGCATTATCCATAGCTAATCTCCACCCATTACTACCTGTATCTGTATTACCAACAACTAAATCATAATCTTCAAGAGATGTAAAGTTTACCCAAGCAGATACAGTAATTGCCTCGGTTGGAGATACAGCAGAGGATGTAGTCATAGCAATTACAGGATTTGTACCATCAAAATCCACTACAGAGAACATTGCTTGTCTTTGTGGCAAGAATCGACTCTTGCTTAGTTGTTTTATAGTTTGCGAATCGAGTGCCGTTTTGTAAATACCAACCGAACTTATATCCCCCTCATAATAAGTGCTATCTGTTGCATGTTTACCGATTAATAAATCTGCATCATCACCAGATATTGTAAAAGTAGCTGTGCCAGAGGCAACTCCATCTATGTAAAATATACTGCCATCTGTAACTCCACTATCAATAGTAATCGCAATATGTTGCCATCTATCTTTTGTAAGTGAACCAGATGATGCAGTAGCAGTAGAGCCATCATAAAATTTTAACTTTGGTGTAGAATCATCAGATAAATAAAATTGATAATTAGTACCACCTGCATCTCTTTTATATACAAGTGGTCTATGAGAGGTAGTGCCTGTAGGATTTATCCATCCTGTGATAGTCATGTCACCTGCTAATTGTAAAGAACTATCATTGCCACAATCCACATATTCTGAACCTGTACCATCAAATGCAGTATAAAAGTCACTTCTGGCGATTGAGGTATCTTCTTCTGGGAGTACCTTATCCCCTGCTCTGAGCCATAGTTTAAGTGTAGAACTTCTATCTGCAACATAAGAAGATGCTTTGGATAGGTCTGATGGTTTAGAAGCCATTTTAGCAATAGTGGTTTCATCCAGTGCGTATGCCCAGACTGCTACTTCATCAATGAGTCCTGTAAATGGTAAATCTCCATCACCCTCTGAGCCAATTACTAATGATTGGTCTACATTAGCTAAATTTGCGGGAACTGATGATGTCGTAGTGCCTTGCAAACTTCCATCTACATATACTTTAACAGAAGTACCTGCATCATAAACACAAGCTATATGATGCCAATTATTATCACTTAAATCTGTATCGCCCTCCGCATTGATACCACTTGAATTAACAGTAAATTTTAAATATCCTGTAGAACCGCTTACTTGTATATACCACCCAATAGAGCTACCCCACTTAGTGATAAACCGAGTTGATTTAGCACTAGTCTTAATCCAAGCTGTGACTGTCATATCTCCTGTAATTTGGAGAGGTGCAGTATTTTCACAACTTAAATAATCATTAGAACCATCGAAATTGAAAGAGTATTTGTTGGGGAACTTTTGTATTACCCCACCTTTTGTTAGTAGGTTGCCTAAGCCAAGCATTAACTTAGCCTAAGTATGCTATTACTTTGCCACTAGCTAAAGTAAAAGCAGACCATCTACCAAATATTGTAATACCTTGAGGGAATGTAATACTGTCAGAAGTATCTCCATTATTATTTGAATCACCGACATATAAGTTTGTTCCACTTTCAGGTGTTAGCGTTGTAAAAACAGTATCTTCTAAAAATGTTATTGCTGCTATTTTCTTACCTGTAATAACAGATGTTCCAGTTTCTAGTATAGATCCAGATTGTCCTAAAGCTATATTATTAGCTTCATTTACTTGATATTTATGCATTGTCATCTTGTTTCTCCTTGCTTATGACTTACCGAGCGTGACTGTCTCATGGTCATATTGGTTAAAAATCATAGCCTTGTATAAAGTATGGAGTTCCATCTTTATTTATATCGGCTTCTTTTTTTGCTTTGTTTAATTCTTGTTGCCAAAGATTTCTAAAATAAATAGCATTATTTATCATGTCTGGTCTTTTTTCATATCCTCTTGCTATAGCATAATGAGTTAATACTTCGTGAAATTCTTCTGGAATATTTGGAGATTCTGTTAATCCTATTTTTCCATAAGGTATTGTTAATCTTTCTATTGTTAAAGTTATTGCAGTACCATCACTTGTTGGATCTTTAAACCCAACTGTATCGCCTCTTTTATATCCCTGTCCAGATGTAGTTATTGTAAAAGTTGGATTACTTGAACCAATAGTATAAGAACATATTAAACCAGTTCCAGTTCCACTTGTAGTATAGGGTGCTACATCTGTTCTTTGGGCTTGAGTTGGGATCCCCCAATCACCTGGGGTAGCTTGAGCTAAAAAACTAAAAACTCCATTATCTTCACCAAAATCTTCATCTCTTTTTATATAATGGTAGCGTACCGTATGTACTGCTGATGGAGATATGTAATCTGTTGCTGTATCATTAGAACCTTTTGCAAGTCCTATCTTACCATCTTTAATCCACCACTTGTGGTTTTGTGCTGTTGTTTTAACTGACATCTGATTTCTCTGGTAATCCTACTAGTCTATCTATTCTAAAATCATCTACATCTACTCTTGTAATTTCAAGTACTGTAGAATCAAGATCGTAATAACGCTGGTCTGCAACAGTAGAGAATGTTGTTGACCCTGATAATATTTTTGTTTCTCTACAAAATTCTTTTAAAGCTTTGTTTAAATACATTCTAGCTTCTGTTTCACCCATATCAGGATGGTGCATTTGTACAAGTTCTATCATTTGTTTTTGTGTCATACTACAAATGCCTTTTCATAATTATCTTTTAATGTTACTAGAGTTGCCTGTAAAGATTGAACCAACTCTATATCCTCATCATCAATAGTGTATGCTGATATTTTTGCTTCTATTGCTTTTATAGATGCATACATAACAACTAAATACACTTTGTCGTCTGCAAAAAAACCTATATCACTATGACTATAAACTAAAGATTGCTCTGCTTTATCTACTGGAACATTATTTATGTAATAAATATTATATGAATTTTCACCCCCAGAAGATGGAACGGGATAAACATTTATTTTTCCATTCTCCGTAATTATAAAATTTGGGTTTTCATGAGTTGCAAGATGCAAACTATTAGTATCCACTATATCATATAATTTATCAATTCCTACTTGTGTACAAGTTTTCCAATTATTGTTTTCGTTTGCTTCTTTTACTATAGAAACTACTTGTGCTCCATTAATGTCTTTTCCATTTGCAGTTTGTTCACCTGTAGCTCTAATAAAATCTTTAAAATCATTTGGATTTGTTTTTAAAGTTCTAGCAGTAACATCAAGTACACCATCTTTTAAGAATTGAGATAACTCATCTTCAGTAGGTGTACTGCTTCCTGTTATTGTTAATGAGGTTTGAGCCTCTACTTGTGCTTCAAATGTTGCCATTAAATCTTAATAGGTTTTCTTAGAGCTTCTAGAACTGGATTTTTTTTTTACAGATTTCATCTTTTTCTTTTTTGGAGGTCTACCTCTTTTAGACCCGTAAGTACCTTTGCCTTTTGGCATATTTATTTCCTTTCACAAGAGGAGGGGCATAAAGCCCCTCACTCTTTTAGTTTGTATTAACTGATTGTTATTCCAGCTGCAACTTTTCCAAGTCCACCAACTATGTAGTAGTTAGTGCCATCAGAAACTATTTTTATCCAGTCACCAGCAACTGACGAACCACCAACAAAAGTAATAGTAGTATCACTACCATCACTTGTATCAGCTACGTCATCTGCTGCACCAGCACTTACAGAACCAATTATTGCTCCAGATGGAGTAACTACAGTATAGTTAGCTCCTGATGGAGCTCCCTTTACTACAAAGGTTCCTTCCCAACCCTTATTACTAGGAGCTGGAAGTGTTGTTGCAAACTCTGTTGCATGATTTAGCATAAAAACCTTACCACTATCTGCCAACGATAAAGTTGACGCTTCAGTAAGCTCTTTTATACCTGCGTTTGAACCACCTAAATAAGGTCTAGCCATAATATGCCTCCTTACGCTGTGATCTTAAACAGAGCGTGACTCTCAATTAGCTGTATACCTAGTCCTTCATCAGACATATATTGGTCTTTAACACCATCAAAGGCATTATCGGTCTTTATATTAGCCTGATACTGAGCTGGTCTATACTGTGCATGAAATAGATTTTCATCAGATACAACTACCATGTACTTATTGTAAGCACCACGTAATGCTGGAGTTGGAATCAACTGCAACATTCCATGTGGAGTTTCAAGTACTCTGTAGTTAAATCCTAATGAATCACGCTTCATGTCACCTAGATTAACAGTCCAACCTGAATTACCTGCTATTCCAGAAGAACCAGCCATCTTAGAAAAATATCCAAGAGCACCAGCTCCAACAAAAGCACGTTTTACACCTGCTTCAGGAATATACTGGAATACTTTTTCCATATCATCTACAAATTCTCCATAAGAGTAACTTGCTTCAGATATAGTAAAAATATTTTGTGCGTCATGAGTTGAGGTTGATTCACCGTATTTATCAATTCCTGATACAATGCCATAAGTTGTACGAATTAGATTTCCATCTGCATCTGTACGACCATCATCACCAAATGTTTCATCTGCATTAGTATCGTTATTACCAGCTCCATAAGATGCTTCCTGTAAACCAGTACCGCCAACTCTTTCACCAAATAAGAAAGCTTTCTCTTTCTGCATTTTGTGTTCTTGAGCTTTTTGCCTACGCAATCTTGCTAGTTCAGAAGATTCTCCACGAAGAACAGCAGCTTGAAGCGTACCTGTTACCTGTAGAGGAGTCTTAAAAATCTGACAAGAGTTATAGACAACTTGTAGTTCATCAGACCATGCATCTGGTGCAGAACTACCTTCACCATGTGCATTACCGATTACCAAATACCAGTCATCATTAACTAAGTCATAATCACTACCACTTACTGTTCTCAAGATTTTCACTTTTATTTCATCTGCATCTACTGCTGAAGAAATAATTGCTGTGGCTTTTTTATTTGCTTTTGCAGAATCCCATATTTCAACAATAAGACCTACCCAACTGCTATCAACAGAAGATGATAAGCCTTTTATATTATCAATATTAAGTGCTGCACTTTCAGTTCCATTTACTGCTAAAGTAACTGTTTCTGCAGCATTTTGAAACTGTTGCCCAACCCAAGGGTTCCTGTGTTCAAACATTTTGAAAATGGGGTCTGGTACCTGTCGCATTTCACGATTACTAACCATTGTAGTAAACGGAGCAACGTCAGTCCAGAGTTCCTTAGTGACCTGAGGATCGACATAGAAATCTCGTCTATCCGTATACAAAACACTAGAAGCCCCACCATTATATAGCTGCTTTTCTGTAGCTGCCATTTTTTACTCCTATTCTTACTTCAATCAAATTTTCCCAAGTAGAGCATCACTAAAGAGTTGCTCATCAGAACGAGGTTGCTCTGCTTTTCCTGTCTGCACCGCTGCAGCTTTAGGAACGCTTAAACGCTCTGCCTGATTTTGCATCTCTTGTGTTTTTTGTTGCACTACTGGGTTTGTATTTGATCTCAATTCAAACAATTTAGCCAAGTTGTCCAGATTCAGGTTTTCAGGAGAACTAGCCCAATCTATGAACTCGTTAGCCTTACTGGCTTCCCATCCATAGTTATTCACAGCATGACTATGAGCTTGTTGTCTCATAGCATTTTGCTGTTGCATAGCCATCTGCTGTTGGTACTGTTGTTCCATTTGCATTGTTCTATTCCTGTCCACATTCTTGAGATAGTCTAAATACTGATCTCTGTACTGCTCTTTAGCCATTCGATGCTTAAATGACTCACTCTCTGGGTCATTAAAAGCATCAACTTCGTTATAATTGACTGGTCTTTCAGGTTCTATTGGCTCCTTCAATGAATTTTGCTGAACTCCTTGCTCAGCAGGTACTCCATTGGAGAGTTTAGCTTCTAGACTATCAAGAACCTCTGGATTCTGCCTAAGCATATTCTCTACAGGTGTTAAACTATTCCTGTAGTAATCCAGTTCTTCTCTAAGTCCAGACAGCTCACCCTTGGCTTTATCTGCCTGTGACTGCCAGTACTCATACCGACTTTGGTCGTCTTTAGGGTCGACTCCATTTCCCTCAGTTTCTGTAATTGGTGCTGCTTCCTGTTCAGGTGTAGAAGGTGCATCCTGTGGGATTTCACCTGAAGGTATTTCGTTGGCTATTTCGCCTTGAAACATCTCTACATCTTGTGTAGGAGCACTACCAGCATCACGTACTTCCAATTTTTCCATATTACTATTTCCTTTGCGATTTGGTTAATTCCAGCAACCGCTTCCTCAATTTTTTACTCAAAATCTTCAGCCCCTATTGAGTTTTTTGTAATTCTTATAAACTCAGGACTTCTAAAAAGAGCGTCATCTGTATCTTGTTTAGGATTGGCACTTGAATATGCTGTTGATAAAATTATCTCAGCTTTATCTTCTGGACTTGAAAATAAAAATTTTTCAAATTCAGGAGTTGCACTAACCCTGTCAAATACAGGTCTGTCTGTAAAATTTTTCCATATTTTCATATGGTCTTTAACTATTTGTGGATCGATACCATCATATTTAAACCAATAATTTTCATCCTTAACTGGTCTATGCCATCCTTTTTCGTTCTTTCTAGGAACTCTGCTTCTATGTTCCTTATTGTCTCCATACCAAATAGCCATTAGTTTTCTTCCAGACTTAATATGCGTTCATTCATTTGACGTTGTGGATTATCTCCAACATCCATCTCATTCTTAGCATTTTTTAGCTCATCGCCTAATCGTGTCTGATATAGTTTAGCTGCCATTTCTACTTTTGCTTCAGCCTTGGCAAGCTTCTTTTCAAATTCTTTGACCTCAACACGCTTTCTATCGTGTAATGATTCTCTCTGTGCAGTTTGGAGGTCACCTTTAAGCTTCTTGATTTCTTCTTCTTGCTGTTGTACCTGTCCCTGTAATTGTTGCATTTGCCCTGCTCTTTCAAGGACTCCTTCCATATCTGCAACATCAGTTTGTTTTAGTACTTCTATCTGGTCTATAAGACCACTTTGATATAACTGCATATAGTACTCAAATCTCCCCCAGCGATTACTTGGGAGTGTTGAACCTGATAAAACAATAATATCATACTTACCTACAGTAATATCATTCATCTTACCAACCACATTTCCTATATCATCATATAGAGGACTATTAACTACTATTTCTTTTGGTTTGTTATTAGGCTGCATCAATCTCATAACTTTTTGGTCTGTGTATACATATTGTATTAATCCCACAACAACACTACCTAATTGATTTAAACCTTCTTCAATATCATCTCTTTTAGACTTAATACGTCTTTGTCCATATTCATCTAATGCAACTGTTCCTTTAAATGTTTGTGGTGCAGCTCCCTGATCCCCTTGCATTAAAGCGTATATTCCCAATATTCGTTCTATGTCTGCTTTTGCATCAGCTTCATTTTTGTATAATTCGTTTGGCAAGGGTACTGGCGATGCTACAATAGGACTACCTAACTCTGGGTCAAACTCTATTACAGCAGTACCTGCTCTTCCCCAGTCCTGTTCTACTTGTGTTTTGTTAACTGCACCACGTGGTATTAAAAGTTTTACATTTGTACTACTAGATGCGTGAGCTACAATTAATGAACGTATCTTATTAATGTACTCTTGTAGTCCTTTTACCAGTCTAACATCACTAACTGGATAAGGATTTCTATTGAATCCATTCATAAAGGGTACTATTGGATACTCTTCTACAGGAAGAATCGCTTCATACAGCATCTGATCCCCTATACAAACACATTGTTTTATATTTGTTATCTCAATATTATTTGCTAAAATCTTTTTATCGTCTATTAAATGTCCCTTTGTAGCAATATCAATATGGGTAGTGCTATTAGGTATACTACCTTCATGCTCTTCACCTCTCATTGGTATTGGCTGTCCTGTAATTGGGTCTGGCATCATATGAAAAGTATCACCAAACTGCTCATGCATTTGCACATATCCTGTTACAGTAGGTTTGTCTGTATAGATGTTTTGTCCATCTGGAGCTGTTATAATTACAATTGGCTCCTGCCTGTACTCTTCAAACTCCTGCATATTGAGAACTTTCTCTTCATTTGCAAAGGGGTCATATATCTTCATATATGGAATACGTATCTTGGTATATCTGTCAAATAACTCTAGTTCACGGTCACCAGTTATTGTTTCTCCTGATAATCTAGACTTTACTGTTACATCTTGACTCTCACGACCATAGCGTGATTCAGATGGAGTATTAATATATTTAGTTTCTGTAGCTTGTCTAATTAATTCCTCATACTCTGGATAAGCATCAACAAGCTGGTTCTGGGTAAGAATCTTACCAACTATAATATGACCAGCATCTCTAGCAAATGGGTCTTTTGAACTAGGGTCAAAGTAAACTTCTAGTGGGTCTATTGATTTTAAACAAACTTCTCCACGACCAAAGTCTTTATCTGGGTCTGTATAAGCTAACATTACCCCCATGCCTTTTACATAATAATCATCAATTGCCTGTTTTAATTCCACATTGCCGTTAGAGTGATCCCATATATAAGACATTAAATCAGAGAATACTCTACCAACTTCCGTATCACTTGTTTCTCTACCTGTCGATTGGAATCTTGGTTTATTAGCAGTTAACATAGCTTTTGCTTGTTCAACTGCAGAATGGACTACATTTACTACAATAGGTTCCTGAGCACGAGCACGAAGTATCTTCGCCTGTTCTTCAGTCCATTGTTTGCCATTACGGAACTCATTATCCTCTACCGCCTGTTTTGCCCAGTTCTCTCTAGAAGAACTGTAATCTTTTAAAAGATCATGAGTTAACTGTACTTCTTTGTGTTTCTTATGAGACAATTTGTACGTATATACCAGTTTTATCGATAAACTACATACTTAAACTACTACATTAAGTGGAAAGTTCCAAATTAAGCTATTTTCCAACTTATATCGTCTGATTTACGTGAATATTTTAGTTCTCCCTTGTCTTTTTTCTCTTTTTTGTGAAAAGGTGGATAGCATTTCTTCATTGCATAGTATAATCCATCTAATAAGTCATCATGCTTACCTCTAGGGTATAATAGTAATTCGTCTTTAAGGTCAAGCATAGATTTTTTCATATATACTTTACCCTGTGCAAAGAAGGGTTCCATTGTCTCTAGTCTGGATGATTTGCTATTTCTAGGTGTTTCTTTTATTTCTAATCCTGAAATAAATAGATTCTCTTCTTCTGTACGCTGCCTTAGATATTCTCTAAGCATTTCTTGATAGCCTACAGATTCTATACGAACCTTTACTGGTCTGTATATCTTAAAGTATTCAAGTATACTTTCAGCTAATTTCATGGGAGTTGCTCTTTTGCGGTAATATTCTAGAATATACCTGTTGTTTTTATTATCAACTGCTACAGGCATTATAACCGAGTAGTCAGCTGTTTTGCGTATTGAGGATGCAGGATCAACTCCCATAAATACATTTACGGGGATTCTATTTTCCCCGTCATCTAAGAAGTGCTGGTGGTCACTATCCATATCTAAAGAATAGTTATGATACTTAATATAAGCTTCTTTAAATAACTGGTCTTCATCACCAACTATCTGGCACAGGTATTCCCTGTAAAACACACTAACTCGTGCAATAGACTCCAGCTCTTCTTTCTTTTGTTGTAATTTTTTAATAGGTTGCCACTCTTCCCACAATGCAACGCCCCTATCCATGTCTGGGGCAAAGTGCATATTGTTCCAACCTTTCATTTCTTTTAATACCTCCACCAAGCAGCGTTGATGCTGTGGAGTTCCAATAACAATAATCTTTCCTGTTTGCGGGTCTAGTGATGGAACGGCAGACTGCAATAACCATCTAAGATTTTGTTCCATTGCTTCAGCAGTTTTAGTATTGTTCTCATCCTCTGGGTCATCAACAATAATTAAGGTAGGTCTTTGAGAACCCACTTTAATACCACGTAACTGCTGTCCTGTTCCTTTGCATATAATCATAGAGCCATCTTTTAGCTCTACCTCTGATTTAGCCCATTGCCTAGCAGAATGTTGTCCCCAGTATCCATACACAGAACGAAACGTCTGGCTGTAATCCAGAGTATCCTTTATAGTACCCAATAACTTTATAGCATGATCCTGTGTTCTGGATACGAGGACAATCAATTTAGCACCCTCGTGATGCATGATGTGATATAGTGGATATACTCCACCTACTATGGAGGACTTTGCGTGACCACGAGGGGCTATTATGTTCACCTGACGGGAGGAATCGTCAAGGAGAACGTCTGCAATTTGATAATGAAAATCTGGAGAGGCTGCAGAGAACATACTAGGCATAGCTACCTTGCCGAACATAATCATATTGTTCTTTAATTTATTTATTACCTTTTTTCTATCTTCTTCCACGCTTTTTCTTTGGTTTAGGGCATTGGGTTATGTTATGTATCTTTGTCATTTCATAATCGCCAGTTTTCAATCCACAATGTTTATGCTCACCACAATCAGTAGCATAGGCACATGTTCTTTCTATAAGAGGACAATAAGCAAACAATTTTATTCGTCATCATAATTATATAGTATTCCATGCGTTTCCATTTCTTTTAATGCGTCTAAAGCTACTCCAGAAAGAAATTCTGGCTCTGCTGTAGGCATTACGGAAATAACATGCAATGCTCTTATGGCAATCTCTAATTGGTCAGATGTTATGTATTGATCGTTGTGTTCATAGTCATCATGTAGCATCTTGTTCGTTTGTTTCCTCTTTTCTTTGTACTAATAGCTTCTTTTCCTCAGTTGCTATAGTATCTGCTATTTGCTTTGTCAAATCTATTTGAACTGTATCCGTTGTAATCTTTTTACTAGGCTTCATTTCTAATAAATCCATTATTTGGTCATTTGCCTTTAAGAAATTGTTTACATCGCCTTTATTTTCTGCCATATGCAAGGCACGTAACAAGTTATCTACGGCAAATTCCTTATTTACGCTCTTTCCAGCTAGTAAATCTTTTAATTTTTCTTCTACCATGCGTTTTGCTACCTTTTGTTTTAAAAACCTACGTACTGTTGCTTCAGGTATCTTTTGATCTGGGCGATATATGTTGCCTAGAGCAGAAAAATCCACCTTATCCCCTGATAATAGCATATTAGCGTAGGCATTTACTGTATTTTTGGCTCTGGTTGTACCAGCTTCCTGTTCTTCCCAGCCTTTTGCTGGATTTGTCTTAGAATACACATTATATGCGTGATTCGTTTCAAATTTTATAGAAGAAAATGAAGAACACCAGCCAACTCCACACGTTAATTTTACAAATGTACGTGTATTTCCGTTCCTATCTGTATAATCACTACGTGATATGCATTCTGACACATAGTCATCGTCTGTTATGCCCCAATCACCCGTGTCACACTCTTTCCAATAAAGATATTTCAGCTTTTTCTTATCTGCTTCAGCTTTTGTATAGATAGGATACATTGCTGTTTTATTTTTTATTCTTCTTTTAATTTTTATCATAGTACTAGAGTACTAGTTACCTATAGAAGTACTAGTTACCGATACTAGTACTAGTATATTATATATATAACTAGTACTTTAATCCATACTCTCTTTAGGTGCTTCGTAAATACCCATTTTTTGGGATATTATTTTAGTAATGATCTTGTATTCTGCGTCTAATATGTCTGATTGAGAGTCCATGCTGCGTTGAATCTCTTGAAATTCCTCCTCTGTCATTTCTTTAGGCTCCCACTCACCTGTGAACATATTAAATATCTCGTAGATTCTTTTTGACTTCATGCATTGCTTTAAGTTAAAGGGTATAGGTACTATTATACAAACGATTAAATCAACAAGTTTGTTCCACATACTCTTTTAGAAATTAGTTGTAGAATGCGTGTGAGAGGTTTCTACGTTACCGTACCCCCTTGTTTCAAGGGTGCAAGGGGCAAACTACGTTGAGTTGAATGAACTCGTTGAGTTAAGTTAACTTAGTTGAGGCTTCGCAAGTTACTAAGTTAACTTAACCCAGTATCATTCACCCGCCCCTGTTGCAGAGGGACACCTGCCCCTGTGCTACGCACAGCCGTGTCCACTCGCAACATAACGTATCTATGAGACCTTCAGTCTCTATTAGCTTAGTTCCTAAGCTTCCTCTATCTCTAGTATATTGTAATCCTTACAGTATACGTTGAGTAGTTAACTAAATCACAGGAGTAATCTTATGAAATCTTATTTAATAAATATACTTGAAAATGCTATCTATAACGCTTTGGTTAGATACCAGACTCATTGTCTTGATAACATCGGAGAGGTCTTTGAAAAGACAACAGATGCAATGACTGATTGTTTACCTACCATTATGAAATCCGTTGAAGATATGATTAACTCTTCTAGTTTATCAGAAGAGGATGTTCCAGAATGGACTATCCCATCAGATCCAGACGCAACGGAAGAGATTGTTAATCATAGTGAAGAGAATGGTGTTCCATTACCTTTCTAGCCCACCTAATTTATATACCCCTAGTAGTCTCGCTACTAGGGGTTTTCCTTTATCTCTGATATAAAAAGGAGTAATCAAATGAGAGTATGTCCATTTACTGGAGAACTATACCAAGGAGAGATTGTTAAATCAACTTGTGATAGTTGTGATAATTCTACCACTTATGAGGAGTGTGCTTACGGAACAGATGTGTTAGTATTATGCAAAGAGTGTTCTTCAGACTGTAGCTATACAGCAGAAGATATTGAATCATTAGTCTAATCATTTGGGTGTTGGGAGCTTTGCTCCTTGCACCCTTTTTACAGGGGGGCTAGTCACTAACAACAACAACAATTAAAACAACTAGAGAACTACTCGCTACGCTCATAGTTCCTCCTCTATGTATAATAAATAAAGGAGTACAATATGTATAGTTTTGAAGAGTTTGTAGATAAATATGGAGAAAAGATAGATATAGAGTTAAGTGAGAATGGTGCTGATAGAGAGATGGATTTTGATAGAGAGAAAGAATATTTGGTAAGATATGATAGATATTTGATGAAAGATAAATGTTTTGATATATATGATTGGATTGATAAATATGGAGAAGATTTGATAAATGATGTAAGTAGGATTAATAGTTGAAAAATAGCACCTAGTAGCTGATGTATATCTAGCTACTAGGTGCTTCCTTTATTTGTGTTATTAATAACTAACATAGGAGTTCTTATGAATAAGCATATTCAAAATACTGGATATTTTCTCGTAGGTAGTGCTGTTATTACAGCAATGGCTTGTAAAACTGTCTTCACGTATGCCAAAACAGGTGTTGAAACCTGTATAGAAGTTGGCAAACGTGCTAATTGCACAGAGCCATTGCATGAGCATCATGACGGATGTCCTGCTTGTGACGTGTAATATGTTAATAGAGGCTAGTACTAGTACTAGCCTCTTCCTTTATTTCTGATAATGTAAATATTGCCCTAAGATGGTTCATAAGTCTATCTGGTATACAAACCTTCTCGTGTAGTAATACATAGAGTTGTCCAGATTAGCGGAAGTGTATTACTGCATCACATCAGATTCAGAGTCAATCAGATTCAGAGTCAGATGTTGGGATTAATCAACCCATTAGGGCATATATTTATTTAGAGGCTAGAGTTAAAACACTAGCCTCTTCCTTTATCTGTGATAATATTTAACTAATATGGAGGACATATGTCTAAAGAAAAGAAAAATAATACTGTAACTAAAGTAATCTCTTCTAATGATAAAATGAAAATGGTTGTTGTTCAAACTACTGTTCCTAATAAAAAGAACCGTAAAGGGCAACCTTTCAGAACATCTGTGACTAAACACATAAAAAAGTAACTAAAAGCTAGAGCTGGTGTATTCCAGCCCTAGCTTTTTCCTTTATTTCTGGTATATTTTGTTAACTAGTTAACCATAGGAGTTTGATATGACTGTTCAGCTACATTCTGTAACAGATAGCTTCTGGAACTTCGTTACGGAGTTTGGTTCTATTATATCTATTGATAGAATAGATTACCCTACCCAGATGCTAGCTCACGAAAGAGCACTTGAGAATATAAGAGATTGAGATTTCTCATTAATTGCCCCTCGCACACAGCGGGGGGTCGTTAAACATTTATAACAAGCTACGGAAAGTTGTTCTTTCCATAATCTCTTCTTCGCAAGATAAGAAGATACAAAACTGGAGGCAGTCTTAGGACTGCTTCCTTTATTTCTGGTATAGCAACCACGCTATATCAAACCCTAACACAGGAGTTATAGTTATGACTATAAAACTAAAGAAAGCAATTGCTTCATATTTTGAGGGACTTACACCATCAAACATCTGGTTTGGTAGAAGTAAGAAAACTGAATCTGGAGACTGGATCAATGAATCTATTAACGTAGAAGATATTAACACATCTGATGCAGATTGGATAGTTAATATGTTCGTTCGCACTTCCGAGTGTGACGTTGATGAGTTCAATGAGACAGTTGAGGAGCTATCGGAGTTAAAGTGTCGTTTAGACGCTGATACGGCTCATGAGTGTAAAGACGATGTAGTTCGCTACATGGTTCGGAGACGCTTACCAGCCGTTTCTAATAGCTAGTTCAGACTAGTAATCTTGGGGGCATCATTTATGGTGTCCCCAGACTCATTAAAAGAATGTGAGTCCTTTGGACTCTCGTTAATATAGTTAATTCAACACAACATAGTTTCCCCCTTTGCTACGGGAACTTAACAACAAGAAAGGATAATCTTTTCGAAGAAGAACTAAAACATCCAACAAGTATAGAGGTACAACAAGTTATTGAGTGGATCAGTAAGTTAAAGGCTAAAGACGATTATGTAAGAGGATTTGAAGACGCTAGATCAGAGGCTGTTAGTATTCTTATTGGTGCAATACAAGAACTTGAATACCTTCAAGATGCTGTTTATGATAATGAATTTTTATACTATCTATAGGAGGATATTATGACTAAGTATATTGTATTATTAATAGGTTGCATAGAGTGTGGTGTCCCATCATACCCTATTGCAGTAACAGAAACAAAAGAACAAGCAGAAATTATTGTGAATCAACAAGAAAGTACATGGGAATTGTACGGTGGAGATGGATATTATGACATCTGGGAGGTGAGTCACATACCAAAAGGAAATGAGTTATTAACTAATTCTAGTTAAACTTCTTCCTCTATTTTTGCATTAAATTTGTATAGAGTCAATGTGAGTCTGAATAATGTCATAAGCTGGGCATAAAGACCACAATAACTAGACGGACTATGGTGTCTGTAACAAATCATTGATGCTCAAATGAGTAAGGTGTGCTAGTTAAGTTGTGAAGAATGGAATAAAAGCTAACAGGCTTAATACCATCATTCTTATGCAGGTGGGTTGACGAACCCAATCGTTAGAGTCCTGTCATTAACTCTGTACAACTAAAGGAACAATTAAATGAAAGTAAATTACCAATCAAAATATATAGGTATTGATACAATACTTACCTATTTAAATAAAGAACTTAAAAGAGTTAGAGCTAAAATAGATGAAATATACGAATTATATCAAAATGACCCAGACACACATGGAGTAGAAGTATATGAATGCGATGATTATATTGAATATTGCGGTATATCTCGTTATCTTCATAAACTCATAAAGAAAGTTGAAGAAGGATCTATATGACTTACAACAAACAAATCATCAAAAGAATCGAAGAAAGACTTGAGCATGGTAAAAAAGAATATCCTGACGATCTAAATGTTCATGATGGAAGAAACTGGCTCAAAGAAACAGTTGAAGAGCTACTTGATTCTCTAGTATATGTAACAGCATTTGCTATACAACTAGAAGAAACAACAAGAAGAAAAAACAATCCACATAGATTTTCTTGTGTAAAATGCGGTAACGGATTTGCACAAGCTAAAGATTCTGAATTATGTATATATTGTTATAAAAAAATATACAATACATAGGGTAGTTACGGCTAAAACCACCATTCGTAACCAGCGTGGTCTACCTTATTATCTATACACTAGCTTACATTAACAAGCAAAGCTCGAGCACGCCGACTAAGGGTTGTAAGTTAGTGTAAATTAGCTTATCATATCTCCTGCGACTCATCGATTGTATTCAACATGAGCGTATACAGTTAAGATTAAATGATAAGCTATATAAGTGCAGATGTTTAGAACCACAAGTGTCACGTAAAAGCTGTTACAATACCAGCGTGGGGCAACAGCACATCTGCACAAATTGTTATAACAGACGCTGGGATGGACTATGAATAAGGTAGTTGAGAACCTTGAAACATGGATAACATAAGAGATTCGCCATGAACATCCCAGAAGATTTATTGATAGTTATTTTTTTTAGAGTTAAATTAGTATATAGGGGAAGTGGGTCTTTTTTCAATTATCAACTCCTTTGATATGGTTAAAACCTGCTTCCTCTATTTCTGCATTCTAACAAAACTATGGAGTTGTATATGAAATGTTATTATCATCCCGATATAACTCTACAACACCAAGAAGTATCATATCGGGATTACACACAGCCTCAGGATGATGTACTGGGGGAATCAAGAAACAAAATTCAAGATGTTCTGTATTGCCCTGCGTGTTTTGAAGAACATGCAGATAAAGGTAAGCCAATGGAACAAAATTTGGTAGCAGACCATTTTGAATATACTATTACACCTGATGAATTAAGACAGATTGAATCAGATATTGAAACAAATATTGAAAATCAGGTTAATGAAAGGATGACATGATGAATAAACTGTCATTTGTAGGACAACTTAGTAAAACATTAGGTTATGTTGCTTTTGCATTAAACAATGTAATCCGTTTTGCAGGTAGTACTACACAACGTATTACAGATAGAATAACAAGTATCGATAGATATAATATAGAAATACTTGTTAACGGAGCTACTATGGTAGAGCATAAGAATCAATCAGCTGCACAATTATCTAGATTGTTAACAACAATGGATAACTTTGGTGTTACTGAGGTAATTATAACAAAAAAGATAAAGGCTGATGATGTTTCAAGTAATACAAAAGTCAAAGACTGATGCAAAAACACGGATTTGGAAAAGTGACCTATATAAAAAAACATGGGAAGAAGTTTACGCTGATATTGATAAAAAAAACGACACAGGATACTATAAAGGTCAAAAAATAACATACTATTCTAAAATACAAGACAAAAAAGAGCTAACAGAAGTGATCCCAAAATTCTATGAAAGAAATATGGGTACATTTAAAACACTAGATATAGCTAAGTCTGTAGTAGAAAAGTGTAATCTTGGGTTCCCTAGTATGGAACATGAGATAGTTGAAAAATAACTCAACGGGGAAGACATTAGATTAAACAGTTAAGGAATTTTCTGTTTTCGACCTCTTCCCCTGCGAGTAAAACAAAGGAGTTAACATGAAAAATATATCTTCAACACGTGAACTATTTATTAAAATACAAAAATTTTTAGATAGTTTAGGTTCAGGTAAACCATTTAGTGTAAAATACGCAAAAGAGCTAAGTAACGATATATCAGTACTTAGAGGAATGGTTGATGAAGAAGTAGCTAGTTATCAACAAGAACATGAGTAAGAAAATAAGAGCAATATCATTTGATAATGCTAGAGAAATAAATACATTGGTATCAGTATTAAAAAGAGCTTCTAGTGCAATAGAACAAAAATATTATACTGAAGACGAAAGAATACAGATCAAAAAACTATTATCTGTAACATTAGAAGTTCAACAAATGTTTTTCGAAGGAGAAAAAGATGCCATTAATAAGTAACTGTTGTGGTGCAGAAGATGTGTCCCCTTTTGGAGATGCATCTTATAGTGATATGAAAGTATGCCCAGATTGCAAAGAACATTGTGTCTTTGAATGCTATGAGCATAATCCAGTATATCAACAACCAGAACCAGAAAATAACGTACAAGAAGCATACTATTGCGATGAATGTGGTGAAGGACTACCACTTTTAGAGCAAGATATTATGCTTGAGGCAAAGGAGGAATAATGCCTGATTTTATTGACACAATGATGTATGTTGGTGAAACACCTTGGCACAAAGAGGGTGTCAAGTTAGAAAGACCACCAACAATCAACGAAGCACTTAACCACTCAGGATTGATGTGGGAAGTGCAAAAAAGACCTACATATTACAATCTTAATCCAAGTATATATGGTTCTAATTCATCAAATAACGAATCAGAAGAAGGATTTGGGAATGTAAGTACTGGACATTTTGTAACAGTACGTACAGATACACAACAAGTATTGGGACATGTATCTGGTAGGTATGAAGTATTACAGAATCGTGAAGCTTTTGAACCATTTGAACCGATGTTAGATATGGGATTTACCCTAGAAACAGCAGGTGCAGTACAAGATGGTAAAAAGATATGGGTACTTGCAAAAGCACCTGAATCTTCAATGGTTGGAAATGATGTAATAGACCAATATGTATTATTATATACATCTCACGATGGTTCAGCTGGTAGTACATTTAGACCTACAGCTGTAAGAGTTGTGTGTTATAATACACTTGAATTAGCACTTTCTAGAGAAAGTAAATGGAACTATAAATTAAAACATACTAGTAGTATTAGAGATAGAGTAAAGAATCTCACTAGTATTATAGAAAGATCCAATGGTGACTTTAGAACTGCTATAGATGATATGAATAGGTTTCAAGATAGATATATTAACGAAGATGAGTTAAAATTATATCTAGAAACAGTCATACCATTTCTAAAGAATAGGCACAAAGAAAGTATTCCAGAAATGGGTATCTTTGTTCGCAACACAGCAAAACCTGTGTACGATAAAATTGTAGATAACTTCTACAATGGAAGAGGAAACAATGGTGAAACATTGTGGGATGCTTATAATGCTATTACTGAATATTATACTCATGATAAAGAATATAAAGACTGGGTAAAACAAACACAGTTTGGTAAACCATATGATTATAAAGTAAAAGCATTTAAAGTTGCTAAAATGATTGCAAATGTTGATATGGAAGATATTACTATCAACTAACTGCATCCTCTATTTATGGGGGAAAACTTAATAATATCTTATAGTAATTATTGAGTGCCTCAGAGAAGTGGCTGGTGGTTGTCTGCAGCACAAACCTAACAAAACACTCCCCATAATAACTTAAACAAAAAAAGGAACAAATATGAAAAATAAAGTATTTGAGACACTAAGTAAAATAAATGTTAATGATATGACAGAAAAGAAAGGTCGTTTTACGTACCTATCTTGGTCAGACGCAGTTAACGCAGTTAAAAATGAGTTTCCAGATACTACATGGAAAAATCATGAGTTTGTTATAGAACATAAAGAAGGTAAATATACAATACCTTATATGTTAGACCCTATAACAGGACATGGTTTTGTAAAATGTACAGTAACTATTGAAGGGCAAGAACATGAACACACACACCCTATACTTAATCATTTAAACAAGCCTATTGCTAAACCTGATGCATTTGCTATTAATACAGCACAGCAGCGTTGTTTAGCTAAATGCCTTAGTTTACATGGTTTAGGGTTATATATCTATCAAGGCGAAGATCTTCCAGTTCTTACTAAAGAAGAAGAAGACCAGCAAGAAATAGATAAGGTTTATGATAGACCAGAAACATTGTTAAATGGTAAAACACCTGTAGAAGGTGGCATTACAGTCGATCAAAATGTTAAACTAGACAGATTATCACGTGACCCTGCATTAAAAGGAACAGATACACAGTCAGTTATTAAAACATATATCGACACAATGCCAACTAAAGAAAGTGCTGACAGAGCAATAACTAAATTACAAAACAAAATAAAGGAAGCTAAGAAATGAGATTAGGAACTACAAATAACAGTACCTCTAACACTTCGAGTGGTGGAGGTTACAGAACTGTAGAAAAAGTTAAACATGTTACTATAAGATACGATGAGAAACCAGCAAAGTACATGAAATATAATAGTGATGTATGCTTAGATGTAACATTCACTAGGACACGTAAAGATGGTGAACCTTACGATAAAACATTTACTATATCTGGTAATTTTAATCGTGAAAAGAAAACTTGGGGTTCAGCATTTAAGGTACAGCGTTTCTTTGAAGTATGTGATGTAGACACTAAAGACATAAATGATGACTGGAGTATACCAGACTCTTGGCTAGATATGGTAGTAGGTAAAGAATTTTCTTTTATCTCTTATCCATCTACTAGAAAGAAAGAAGATGGTAGTCCATATTGGAATGATTATGATTTAGTAATGCATCCTAACAAAGGTTCAGACGCACACAAATCTGAATTTATGAAATCTGTTAATGACGGATGGGTAAAAGATTACTCAACTAATAGTGCATTAGGAGATTTCGAAGCTGGTTCTGGTAAAGTAGACCTTAATTCTGAGGAACTTTCTTTATAGTGTCAGTACCAACTATTAATCATATTCTGAAGAAATGGTTACGCAGAAGATTAGATCAGGGAAATTTCGTAGTCGCATCTCACGAAATTGAAACTGATTTACCTGCTTATGGTAGAGAATACTGGGGGAGACAACATACCCCCAGTACCTACTCTAGAGCATGGCGTGATTTTAAATCAGGAGATGATATGATAGACATAGATGTAATAAGTATCGAACCAATAAAAAATGAAAGCAAACAAACATCATGGATACTAAAGACTGGTATTTAGAATACGCAGTTGGCAGCATATCTAACAGAATGAATATCTGTAGAGTTGACGAGTTTAGTGATATTGTTAAAAAGAATTTTGGTCAAGAGATATACAACAGTATGTTTCTATATAATCACGATATTATAGACCACGTTAACAAAACAGGTAGTGTTTCAGAGTTTAACGGTGAACAAGCAATAGATAAAATAGTTCTAGATATTGACCTAGTAGGAGAAAAGTCTGGAGACAAAACAAAAGATAAACTATTAGAATTAGTAGATGTTATGAATGGCAAAGGCATTGGTAACGAACTAATACAATTATGGTTTTCAGGTTCTGGATTTCACATCCACATACCAAATATCTATGGTTTTGAACCATCAAATAACATAGCTAAGATAGTAAGAGCTACTTTACAAAGAGATTTTGGAAACTATATAGATATGATCTATGATAGTAGAAGATTAATACGCTCTGGGTATTCATGTAACAAAAAAACTAGTTGTTATAAGATACCCTTATCTCTGCAAGAAGTCGAGCTTTGGGACTATGATAGCATAAAGGACTTCGCTAAAAAGATCCGAAATGACTGGATACCCCCAAAGTTCGATGCAGATAAAGACTACAAGCTAAACGACTTTGAACCAATGGACATAAGTCGTAAAAACTCGAATGAACATCGTAAGATATTCGAAAATCGTAGAGGAATTACAACCAGATGGATAACATGTGCACAACACATTTATAATGATGGTGAAGTTCCAAACATGAGACACAAGAATCTACTAAGAGTAGTTAGTTTGTGGATAAGACATTATGGATTTGATAAAATAGCCTGTGATAACCTCGCAAGAGCATATATGTCAAAAATGAATAATCCACTACCAGCTGACGAAGTTAGTAGACTTGTTGCTGACGCATATAAAATAGGTGGCTATAAATATGGATGCGATGATGAAATACTAAGCCAATATTGTGATAGTAAATGCACTTTATTTAGATTTAAGAATCTAGATGAAGAAAGCAAAGTACTAAACTCCGATGAAATGGTTGATATGTTAGTAAACTACTTAAATACAGATTTCTCTGATAAGTCATTTAATTTAAAGGATATATTCCCTTTTATGCAAAATGACTTCTTATTTAGAGGTGGTGAACTAGCAATGTTAATAGGAGACACAAAACTTGGTAAAACTGCATTCTGGCAATACATAATAGCTAATCTACCAAAAGTAAGCACCTTATTCTTATCATTAGAAGTGGATAAAGAAAAGATCACTAGAAGATTTATTCAACAAACACTTAAAATGAATAAAGAAGAAGTGGAAAAATTACTAAAAGAACGAGACTCATATGTAATTAACAAAGCTAAAGAAGTTATGAGCAATATAAGCCTCACAACTGCTGCAGAAGCACCTGATATAACACAGTATTCTGAACTCATTGAGAAAAGTAATGCTAAAATAGTCGTTGTAGATACAATTGATAGAGTGAAAGCTAGGTACGCTAAGAATGACCTACTTCAAAAACAAAACTATATCATAAACGAACTAAAAGACCTAGCAATGAAAGAAGAAGTTATTATATTAGGAGTATCACATATATCAAAAGGAGCATCTTTTAGATTAAAAGAAGGCGAACGATTAGATATACATAGTGGTAAAGGCAGTAGTGATATGGAGCAAAAAGCTGATACAATAATTAGCTTTGAAGGTGATAGAAACATGAGCAGCAAACGTAGAGTAGAAGCGTTAGGTGCTCGTGATAATACACCATTCGAATTACTAGTTAACTTCGATTGGAAGACTTTTACATTTAGTAAAAGAACATAACAATGATAGGGCACTTATTCCTTTATTTGTGCCCTATTACACATACTAAAGGACTTATTATGGGTAAAATAATAATCAACATAAAAGAAGACAAACTGTATAGCGTAGAAGGCATAGACACCGAAGTTGAAATAAGAGATAACGAACAAACACATTACATGATATTTAGAAAGCAGGAAGAAATATATGAAAGAGGCAAAGCAGATAACTATTTTCGGGATACCGATCATCAAATTTCTATGGAGAAAAGATCCTGAATACCACAGTTTTAAGATAATTTTAATAAGAACATTTTTAGTAGGATGTGGATATGCATTACACGAAGAAGCAGAGCATATACACATAAGTATAGGTATAACAAGACTAGAGCTTTTCTGGAGTTTTAGTATAAAGAAAAGGTGGTTAATGTGAATAAAGATGAAAAACTATTTGCAGAAGAATGTATACAGCTACAGCAAAGAGTTGCTAATATATTAAATAGTTATGTAGATAAATCTAAAATACTTAATGAATCAGAAATGATGGGAGTAATTATAACAGTATTAGCAGATACTTTATGTAATACATTTACATTTAATAAAAGAAGTAAAAAAGAAGTTATGAAGTTCTTCGAGTCTAGACTTGACCATAATTACAATTATAATGAAAAGGAAGTAGGAGAAGCATGAAGAACTTAACAGATAAATGGAATAAAATTGCAGCAGACCAGCTGCTTGGTAAACAAATAGTAAAAGTAGAATATATGTCATCAAAAGAATGTGAATTACATGGCTGGTATAATAGACCAGTAATGTTTCAATTAGATGATGGCAATTGGATATATCCATCTCAAGATGATGAAGGTAATAATGGAGGAGCATTATTTACTAATGATAAGAAAGAATGGGTTTTACCCGTTCTTAGTATAGGAGATTAATATGGCTAAAAATGAATGGAATGTAGTACTTAGAAAAGGCGGTAATGAAATGCACGTAGCAAATGGTTATCAATCTATATTTATAGGAGAAACTGATGAGTACGTACCTAAAGAATCTATGAAAAGAACTAGGACTATATCTTATATTATAAAAGATGCTTTAAATAATAAAAATCCATATCCATATGAAAATGAGGATATAAAATGAGTGGAAAAGCACCTAAACAAAAAGGTAACAGAATAGAACGTGAGTGTGTGAATCAAGCTAAAGAATTTGGCTTTAAATCTAAACGAGCGTGGGGTTCTGATGGCAGGTCACTCGGATGGCACGAAGAAGTAGACATGACAATTACTATAGGAGATAGTCTAAAACACGACTTATTCAAGTTTCAAGTCAAAGGTCGTAAAAAGATTGGAGACCTATATAAACCTTGTGACGAAGTATATGGACAAATAATCAAAGAAGATCGTAAAGACGCTTTAGTTACTATACGATACAAAGACTTGTTAACGCTCTTTAAGAGAATAACAGGATAACTTTAACTAATAAACTAACGAAAGGACTGTTTCGTATGTGGTTTATAAAGTTAAGGCTGATAATAAAGGGGTGTTGGTTGGCGTTAGCACCCCTTTTAAACAAGGAGTTTAAATGGATAACAACACAAAACTAGAAATTCAACGATTATTAGACGAACTAAAGAAAAATATAGAAAAACTAGAGGAAGTTATAGATGAGTCGTATGATACAGGAGTTTTTGGAAAAGACTACTAATAAAGTAATACCTAAAAAACAAAATAAACAAAAAGCTGGTTTATCTAATAAAGCAGATAGAACAATTAAATATTGTGAAAATTGCTCATATTGCTGGGAACCAGAATATAATGCAACTAGACAAAAGTCAAAATGTATAATATTATACTATGAAGACTTTCCAAATTACAAAAAACCAAGAGGGGAGTGTCCTAAATGCGTAAACTTACGAAAGAGGAATACGAAGATAAGCTAAATATTGCAATAAACGGATTTGATGATATTATTACTATTCATAGTGATAGCGGTACTCTTAAAAAGATAGCTAAGCTAACATTAGAAAAAATAATAGAAAGGGAAATTAAATGATTAACATAGATAAAATAATAAAAGATATATTAGAAAGATATAGAGGCATAAATCTTAATTATGACGCTGTTATACAAAAGTTAACCTATGAACTATCTACTGCTGTATTAGAAGAATATGGTAAAGAAATAAATAAACAAAGTGATAGAACACTTAAAATGTTAAAAGATACATTTGAAGAATCTAAATTTGCCATTCAGGCATCTGATAATGAGGAGGAAGAATGAACATAAAACATAAACTAATAAATCTAATAGATAAACTAGAAAAATCTATAGGAGAAAACAGTCGAAGCGTTTGGATGCATGATTTAAGTGATACAGTCTATGCAAGTTTTTCAGAACCTACTGATTATCACTTAATTGATAGCGAAGGTAAAGTTGAAGTAGTTGAATACAAAGGCTGGTCAAAAGAATTTGACAACTTAAAAGAAACAATATATAACATGGAGGCACAATGAATAAAAAACAAATCAAAGAAGTCTTTAAAAACTATAAAGTGCAGCTAGGTGCTGGTGCTTTAGAAGTTCTTGAAGATGAATTAGCCCGTTATGTAAGAATAATGGCTGTTAACTGCAACAATGGAAACCTAAAAAGGCTTACCCCAGACACTATGTGGGTAGCTTTAGGTAGACATGAATTATAATGGAATATTATGAACTTCAACCCGTTATTAAACATTCCAATGGAGAAATAGAACATGCTGCTAGAGTATGTTCTGTCTGCAATGCTGGAATGTTAAGTGGCTACGTATTATGGAATGGAGAAGAATATGCTTGTGATGACAAATGTCTTTGTAAACTAAAAGATCACAAAGGTAATCTATGGACATTAGAATCATTTAGTGATTATTTTGAAAATTGCGAGCTTGAGCATGAATTTGATACAAGTGATTGCTATTGGACTGATTGGTATGAATGTGATGAATACGAATGTCATATATGTGAAGCAATAATAGGAGAAAAAAACAACAAATAAAGGAGGAAACATGGGAGCATGGGATAAATTATACATAGAAGTAGGTAGATTTAAAGATGCATCAGAAGCATATGATCAACTTGTTGAAGAAGAAATATACGAACATGGACATGATGGTTATAATGGTACAATATCTACATCAGAAGGATTCTTTATGAGAGAAGACCACCCTAGATACGGAACAAAGAAATGGGATGATTTCTATGAGAAAACATTAGATGGAACAAAGTTTTCTAATTGGAACTGTATCGAAATAAAAGGTTCTTTTCTAAAGAAACTTAAAGAAGACTATGGCTACAAAAACAAAAGAAATATAAAAGCTTTTGTATTTTGGGGATTAGCTGCAACATGAAAAAGAATATCTATGCTCATAGTATACTTTCATTAATCCTAAATGACCTAGGACAGAAAATAAATTATGAGCATAAATATGCAGACACAGACAAAGTATTATTTCATGATGGAGCACATCATGGATATATATGTGGCTTAGATGATGCTTGTGGTATTATACAAAAATATCAAAAAAGAATACGAAATAAACCATTAACAAAGGAGGTATAATGGGTTACAGGTCAGAAATAATAGCTGGAGTACCAGCTGAACGTAAAGAAGAAGCACTAGCGATAATTAATGAGTGGGATGAAGTTTCTGAAACAGATGATACATTTTATATGCATGCATATGAATGGAAATGGTATGATGCTTATGATGATGTCGCCAAGTTTAATAAGTTTATTAGTAAGCTAGAAGACGAATACCAAGGAACAGAACATAAACCATTTTTAATAGGATTAGGTGAAGATGGAGCTTGTCATACTAGACTAGGTGAACCATATGAACATGATATATATGAAACTTCATATATAGAATCACCTATTAAATGGAAATCATGGATAATTGATAAATAATCATGATAATTATAACATTGTGGGAATGGGTATTAAACTTATTTATCTTTAGTATAAGCTTAGTATTAACACTACTAAGCGTAGCAGGATTTATACTATTAATATACATTCTTAAACAACCCAAAGGAAATAGTAATGGAATTACAAAAAGCAAACACAGTATACAAAACAAACGATTATGAAATGTTCAAAAAAATGAAACATAATCGCTATGTTAGGGATCAACATGTTCAAAAGTTAAAGAAAAGTATGAAAGAAAGGTACTATCACATACCTTTAGTAGTAACTAAGGATTTTGAAATAGCTGATGGGCAGAATCGTTTTGAAGCTATAAAAAGCCTTGGTCTACCTGTCTACTTTATAGTCTTAGAAAACATTACAGTAAAAGACGTAAAGAAGATGAATATGAATCAAGAAGGATGGTCTAGAAAAGAGTGGGCTGAAAGCTATAAGTCTGAAGGACTTAACAACTATGTATATTACTTAAATATTCGTAAAGAATTTAAAGTAAGCCATACTGTAGCATTAGCACTACTAGCTAACCATACTGATGACATCATAATGCTTAGAGATTTATTTGTTCAAGGTTCAATGTTTGTAGAAGACTATGAACTTGCACGTAGAACAGCAATGAAATTAAGAGCATGTCGCAAAACCTTCAAGGGATGGAGAAAGGCTAACTTTATTTATCCTATGATATATCTCTTGAAGCAACCCTCTAAAGTATATGACCATGAGAGGTTCCTATCTAAGTTAAAGGTAGCTCCAACGCTACTAATAAATGAACTTAGTTTAACAAATAGGAAAACCGATATTATAAATGCAATTGAAAAGATTTATAATCATAGGGTCAGTACTGGAGCTAAGGTAAGACTACCAGTTGATTGGTAGTATCTATAATATAGGGGAGGTGCTATGCACTTCCCTTATATTTTTTTTACTGATCTCCGAAAAATATATCTCCTAAGTTTGGATCCCAATCTCCAAACCAATTACCTTGTTTATATATATTGTCAGGTAACCAACCTTCCCCTCTTTTAATCCAAGGTACGTTGTTTTGCAACCATCCACGAACACCCCTAACAGCTTTACGACCAGCTTCTCCACCAGTTGGTTTTGATGGCATATTATCATACTTCATTGGAAAATCGTGGTCTACTAATTGACCCCTCATACCTAGTGGCATATTTTCTAACCAAGGCTTACCAATGTTTCTTTCAAATTCAACATCTGTTGTCATTGGGTGATAAGGATGATCTTTATTGTAAATTTGTTTTAAAAATGTTTCAGCATCATCACCATATTTTTTATGAGCTTGTTTTTCAGTTGGATAAGCACCCGCTGGTAACCAACCACGTGCTGCTTTATCAGCTTTATCATAAGAAGTTAATTCTGGAACCCTACCTTTATCACCTAATGTATGACCCATAACTTCATGCCAAAATTCATGAGGTACAACATCTGAATCTCTACCAGCATATCTAGGATTAATTAATATTCTTGCTGTATCAGTAGGAGCTGTTCTTGGCGTATAATAACCACCAGTTGTTTTTGATAAATCACTTCCATGATAATGACCACCTCTTGTATTACCATAAGCATTATATGCATCATGATGCATGTTTGCATACATTTTTAATCTACCAGCATCAAATTCTTTTCTAATATCTGTAACCTTACTATCTAATCCTAAGTCATCTAAATATTTTTGACCAGCATCTTCTGGTAAGGTATTTAAAAAAGCATCAACCCAAAGAGGAGAAACTTCACTTTTTTTTAAGTATTCTGGATATGGATAATCTTTACCCTGTTTCATTTTATATGCACCATTAGCCATTATGATTCTCCTAACATTTCTTCTATTTGTTCTTGCTGCAAACCTCTACGTTCAGCTCTTCTAAGTCTACTTCTAGCTGCATTAACTGGAAGCCTAAGTGTTATTTCACCTACACGCTCTGGACTTTCAACAAGTTGTTTAATTTGTCGTATACCTCTACCAAAAGGAAACATAGTATATGCTGTATAACTACTAAACTTTTCCCAATCACCAGTCAACAATTCCCATGCTGCATCTGGTATTCTAGCAATTGGTGGCTTTAACAAGTTTAAAGCCCCTAGTTTAGAGCCAAAGAAAGCCATGTCACGTTCTCTTTTGTCTCCATATAACGAATCTGCAATAGATTGTATTGTATCTAATGGAGGTGCTAGTGCAGTATCAAAAATACTAAACATAAATGCACTACCCATTGCAAACATAAACATATCTATTGTATATATATCCTTAAATCTTTCGTATTCAGGTGTACCTTTCCTGAAACCATATAACTTAGCTTGTCTGTAAAACTCTTTACGTACTCTTATAGAGTTCCAAACAAAAAGCTTGAATCTTGATAAAACTTTACCCATAGCAGTACGCATAAAAGCAGGTCTTGCTGAGTTCTGATATAAAAATTGAGTATTCTCTATGCCACGCATAGCCATATCAAAAACAAAGTCATCTTTTATAGATAGTTCTCTACCTTCTACACCATATCTATTAATAGTTTGTATAGCATGTGCGGTAAAAGCATTTAAACGATTGACTTTTTCTGAGTGCTGCATAAAAAATGAACCATATTTTATCATAAGGTCTTTTACACCATACCTATCAATTACCTCTAATACAGTTTCTTCACCCTTACCTCTACCACTTTTCATAGCTTTAGTAATATCACGCTGTATATCTTTGATATTTACACCAGCTTTCTTTAAACCAGATGTTAAATCTGTGTTTACCTCAAATTCATTCTGTATAAAGTTGTCTATAACACCACGTTCTTCAAGATACTGAAGTAATTCTTTTTTAGTCTTAGCATATTTGCCATTGTTTAATTTAATTACTGGCTTACCATCTGCATCAGATAACAGTCTTTTATATATCTGTTTATCACTAAATGATCTAAAAAAGTTACGCACCCCTGCACTACCAGCAGTCATAGCGTTACCACTAAATATATTAGTAGCCCACGTGCCTGTATTCGCCAGTAAACTCATTAACTGATACTGAGCCTCCATTCTACCAAATTCGTGGATTTTACGGCTAAAATACTCGATTCTAGCCTCCTTATCAACAGGAGCGTTCTTTATAAAAGGTGGTTTCCATCCTTTTCTCTCATATAAGTACTCATATCCTCTCACCATACTCTCATCAGAAGTTAAATAGAACAGGTTTTTCCTGTCTCTAAGCTTTAAAGGGTCTATCCCTTCTGTCATTCTAGTATTAAAATAAGATTGATGTCCTAAAATACTTTGCATATAAAGTCTAATGTAATCAGCCCAAACTTCTGGGTAGCTTTTGTAAACACTACCATGTAATTTTAATTTTTCAGCTTTACTTACTTTATAACTTTTACTCATACCATGTAACATGTTATCAATTTCATATTGACCTTTTATTGCAGTAGCATTCTTATAATAGCCTCTAATTATTTTATCCATATAATCAGTAAGTAAAACAGGTCGTTTATCGTAACCAACCATATTAAATGCTCTGTCACGTAGTGGTGCTGGCATAGAACCCTGTTCATCAACAGTAACTTCTAGATCTTTTTCTGTAATTTTAGAAAAGTCAGCTAATAAAATATCTTTTAAAGACAGGGAATCTCCCTGTTCCATAGCTTTATTCTCCATTTTATATTGCCATTTTTGTGCATTTTCAATTGCAACTTCTTCTTTTACACCATTAGCAACGTCTTCAGCTATTCTTCTTTCTGTTTCAGTCTGTATCCATTCTTTAATTTCTCTACGTGCACCTTTATTGTATCCAAAATTCATATGGGGCATGTATTCACTATATTCAAACTTGCCTATACTTTGATAATTCTTACGATTCTTTAAACGAAAATCTTTTAAATCTTTTATATTTTTTTTACCTTGAATTAGCTTTTCTAATTTGTATTCAAATTGATAACGCTTAAATCCTTCTGTACCAATTAAATTAATAATTTCAGGAGACTCAAGATTCTTTTCTATAACATTTAATCTAAAATGTTTATGGTCAAACTGACCATCCTTATTCCATCTCATGTATTTATTTAATACACCACCTGTTTTTTTATACCAGCCATCAAAATCAGAATCTAATTCCCATTTACCTTGATTATCTGATACTTTATTTTGATACCTATCTTTAGTATAAATAAACTTATCTCCAACATGCTCAAAAAACTTAGTGACATGCTTGTCTAGTCCTTCTAGTTTTTTTAATTCCTTAACATCTGTAGGTCTATATCCCTCTTCTCTGTATCTAAATAGTTCTTTAAATAATCTATGTTGCTCTTTAGCACTAAAATTATTTAAGTAATTAGTAACAGGATCTAAGAATTTTTGACTAAAGTTTTTATCTTTAGTAATATGCATTTCTGCTCTTTGCCAATATTTACCTATTGAACCAATAGGAGAAGTAAAATGATAAACAGGTTGCCATTCTAACCCCTTACTAGTCTTAACTAAACCATGATAAGCATAGTATGGTTTAAACATACCCTTACTAGAAAGCTTTTCATCAACAAAACGTGGGTCTAGGTGCCAGTATTTGAGCTTAAACTTCAATCCATAGGGGTCTCTTATACCTTCTATGTATTTATTTATAGCCATAACATCATCAAATGTTATAGTATCTGCTGACCTAGGCACACCCCCACCAGATAAAATACTAGTAAAATATTTAAACCATTCATTAAAGTTTTCAGAAAGTACCCTATGGTCTTCCATGTTTTTTCTAAACTCTTTTACTCCTTTAACCATATGGTCATTTAATGCCAGTAGGTTTAAGGCATCAGAATCTATAACCTCATTAATTGTCTCAAGCACAGGTTCATTCCTACGCTTTTCAACATCTAATTTAATCTTGACTCGATCTTCTGGTTTAGATTCTTTCATAGATGTTCTTCTAAAAGTAAGATTTATTCTAGGCTTTCTGCCCTCTGTAGCCTTTGGTACAGAATGCAGGAATTGCTCTTGAGTCTCCCCTTGCATTATTAATAAATCATTTTCTTTTAAATTAATTCTATAGTCCCTACCACCTTTTTTAATACTGTGTAGATTAAATGGTACTTCAGCACCAAAACTAACAGATGCTATAATAGGATTAGTACCTAACTCAGGTTCATTATCTGCATGTCTACCGATACTATCTTTTTCGTTCCTGTATTTATTGACAAGCACCGAATTGAATTTTACTCCAGTAATATCTTCTATCTGTCTTTTTATTGCAAGTATCTCTGGTATCCAAGGCTTAGGAGGAATTGGTTCTTTACCAGAATATGAATAATCTGTACCCTTGTCTCCATAGTATGCAGTTAACCTAGGTTCTTTCCTACCACCTATTTCACCCTGTTCCCATTCAATAGCAGCATCAAGTTTCTTCATGTCTACATTTTTAATCTTATTAATAAGATGAAGAATCTTTTTATTCTCATATTCAACAATTTTCGATTCAGGGTTTCTTCTTTCAGATATTTTAATAGGATCAACTTTTAGTTGAATGTCTTTTGTTAAGGCTCTATCATACATCTCTTCCATCTTTTGATAGTACTCACGCTTTGCTTCAAAAGGTATATTGCTAGAACCATGAATTGTTTTATTGTGATTTACCTCAGGTAAGTCTGCTTTTACATTCTTTTGTCTATACCCTGTTATAGGACTAAGTAATAAAGCATGAAAATAATCTAACAATGGCTTAGGACTTATCCCATTTTTTACTGCAAGGTCACTAAGGTCTTTGTTAGCTCTTTCTATCTTAGCCTCAAGCTCTACTATTCTTCCATCAGCTTCTTCTTTGCTTTCAGGTCTATTACGCATGAAAGCTTTTATTTTATTCTGTCTCTCTACTACCTCTGGTATTAATTTAGAAGTTATATCACCTTTAATATTTTTATCAGCTAATTCTTTATGGATTCTAATAAAATGCTTATGTAGTAATTCTATTGTACCTAATTGTCCATAGGTCTTTCCTATGCTATCTAATACTCTATTAAAATTATTTACTGCTGCAAGATTACTTATGTATCCTTGACTATTAATTAACATATTATCAATAAGGATTCCTAAATGCTTTTCAACAAATTGAGAAATTTCTTTTTCAGAATAGCTTTTTAATGCACCTGTTCTAGATATTTCTATAGGCAATCTTTCTTTTATTGTCTTATGCGATTCAATTATATCAGGAAATCTTAGGTTATTAAGATTTATTCCCATATCATACATCTTATTAACTAAGCTGGGGATAACAGTTTTTAATGCTTTATCACCATGAATTTTACTTTTAACCCAATTAATAGTATGAGCCATGTCATGTAAACTCATAGAATCTTTTACATATAAATCTGATATTCTATATACAGCATTTTCTTTAGAGTTTCTATCTCTAGTAACTCTATATCTAACATCGTTAATACTAGTATTAGCAGTTTCTCCAATTTCTAATCCAATAGAGTCTATAAAATCTAACGGAACAAAGAATTTGTTTTTTAAAGTCTTCTTACCAAACGTATCTGTTTTATAAATAAAGTCTTTTATTTTTTTTATACTTAAACTTTTAGGAGTAGAAAGAGGCTTTGCTACATTAATAGCATCTCTTATTGCAGCTAAATGAGACTTGTTTCCCCATTCATTTATTTCTTTATATCCAAAATATCTATCACCATCTAGGTTAGAACCCATAACCTTTTCACCAGTAGTCTTACTATATACTTCTGTTTTAAAAGCAGAATCAAATAACATCCTTCTAAAATTAGGATAATCAATAACTGTTGGGTCATTACTTGCATCAGCAGATTTATTAACAATAAGTGTACCTAAGTCTCTAAAGTATTGATCCCTTGTTTGTCCATTAACAAGACCATCTTTTAAACTAACTGTGGCTTCATATTCTTTACCATTTACTCCTTTAAATGAAAAGGAATAATTACCACCATTTAATTTGACATAATCAATCCAGTTCTGCATTACTATCTTTGCAGAAAGACCATAGCCTAAACCACCCTTGCCTTTATTTGAACCCTCTGCTACTTTATGTCTATAAGCTGGGGAAAATAAAAAGCTTCTAAAATATATATCATTACCTTCTTTATAACCTTTATCTCCCTCTTGTAACTTATATCCCTTGTATCTCTGTATTTCATTTTCTGAAATATTAGGATCAGTAAATTCTTTTTCTAACCTATCTCTATACTCACCCTTTAAATGTGCTCTTTCACTAGCAACATCTTTAAATTTTTTAGTTAACTTATTAGAGAATCCTTGGAATATCTTAATACTGTCTGAGTCTTTATCTGCTCCACCAAGATATACGTTGTCTTTGTGGTGGGTAAAGGATCCAGCACCTCTCTGCCCCGTAAAACCCCTAAAACGTAAGACACGTGTACCAGACATGCTGTCAGCAGGAGTACGAATAGCCAAGAGATTAAATGTCGTATTCCACTTTGCCACGTCAGGTTTTGACATCCCCTTATTATGGGATTTGCGATACTGCACCCAAGCTTCGCCCAACGTGACTGGCTCGTTCCTAATATCCAAATTAGTCTGTTTAACATCTATTCCTTTTTCAAATAATATATTTATTAAATCTTTTTCTGGTATATATCTATTATTAATAGGCATATTTCTAAAAGCCTCATCAAGATATACTTCTCCTTCACGGAGATTTCTTGTTTTTTTCTTAGGGTCTATATCTACATACATCATTTGGTCAGGTGTAAATGCCTTCAACCAAGATTTACCACCATGTTCTATATATGGATTAGAGAACCTACGAACAAGATACTTTTTGTATGCATTATGCCAATTGTCTTTAAATAAAACATTACGAACAAGATATGTATCACGCATAGCCTCTGATAATAATTTATTTGTAGCATGGAACTGTTTATAATCTGCATTTGCATCAAACTCAAAGTCCATATCAAAGAAACCTTCCTTATCTAGCTTGTTTAGTTTATCCATAAACAAACGAGTTATCTTTGGTTCCTTGTTTTTTAAAACATAATCACGAACAAACTCAAAAGGTATTTCCATTACCCCAAGGTCATGCTCATTCATTAACTTTATAAAACCCTTTACATCTTTTCCCTCTGTCTTTTCAAAAGCCCTAACAAGCTCCCTACCCCTAGCTGAACCAGCTAATGATGGTTCTATTACTTCTTTAAAATATTCTTTTGCAAATTCAGGAGCTTGTATTTCATTTGACTGACCATATAACTGTATAGGTATTTCCTCACCTTTAATAGCCTTTACTACATTTTCAAACGTACCTGTACTTAATTGTAAATTATCTATAGGAAATTCATATATCTTTAATGGGTCTCTATTAAATAATTCTATTTGAGGTTTTTTAGTACCCCCTGTAGTCTCATACCAACCTTTTTTATACCCTATATCACTTGTTTGATGTTCACCCCTTAGCTTTGCAGAACTATCAAAAACAAGAAAGTCTACATTATTGGCTTCCATAAACTTATCCCAAACCTCATTAGCACGCTGTCCATTTGATTTAGTAGCAAATGTTCCAAGATTAGTAGCACCAACTAATACTGGCTTGTAATGACCAGATTTAGGATCAAGTCCTATTGCATGTGCCCCCGCATCATAAAAAGCTTTTCTTATTATAATACCACCATCTGTATCACTAGATTCTTTTTCTTGATGTTTTGGTGCTGTGGTATTTATATCTTTTATAATTACTACACGCATTAATCCATCAGGATTTGTTTTCTTAAAACTTAAAGGTGACAATGGAGTCATTCTATTAGAAAGTAACTGCATACGCTTATTAAAATCAGCAACGCTTTTACCATATCCCTTACCTAGTAATCTATGTAATTGATTTAAGTTAGGTGCATTAGGGTCTACTAATTTATTATTAGCAGCATGATGCATTACGTTAGAAATCCACTTACGCTCATGGTTACTATTCTCACCAAAAACACTTTTCTCAACTCTCTCTGAATGCTCATAAGATTTACGTATTGCCAATAATTTTACATTATCTCCCTGTGATAAAGCTTCAAATATCATTTCTTTTGTAAGCTGTATATTGCCTAAGCTATCTGCATAGTTAGCAGTCATTAAGAAGTCTTTATCTTTAACACCACTATATATGTACTTGCCAGATTCATTTAATGCGTTCTGTACTAGCTTTAATCTGGCTGGACTTAGTTCAAATTTTACATTAGAACCATCAATTCTATTTTTTAATATTTTAAATGGCTTACCATTTTCATCAATTCCATGAGTAAGAAATCTAAATCCCTTACCATAACCAATATATTCTAATGGTAGCTTATGGTATCTTTCCCCTATAGATACAGCACCTACTTGTTGATTATCTGCTGTTTCTACAGTAGCATATGTCTTACCATTACGCTTAGATAGTTTAATATAATGTACTTTTTGTAAGGGCTCGACATCACTATGCCAATGTTGTCTTAGTTTTCTTTCATGTTTTTTAAATACTTTATCACCAAGAATGTTTTTCATTCTTTCTATAAAAACTTCTACTTGTGGATCTTGACCCTTTTTACCTAAACTTGCACTACGTGCCCCTTCCACAGCATCAGTAAAAGACTTTATATTTGTAAAAATATCTTTTTCTATATCGTTATACATACGTTCAGATAATTGATTAACACGATTCCTCTTTAATACAACATCATCTGTAAAGTCAGATTGCTGACTATTATATAACGCTTCTGAATTACTTATAGCATCCTGTATTCTCTCTATTAATCTAGTATCTATAGTATCCCTTGCTTTCTTTCTGTAATAAGAATGAATATCTTGTTCTTTAAAACTTTTTTCAGTCTTATTATAGTAATCTACAGCACGGTCTCTCCATTTGTATTCAGGAAAATGATGCTCTAAATAACCTAATGCTGAACCAGTAGAGCCTTTTAAACCCTCTGAGTTCTTAAAAGAAGGCATAGGGTGTTCTTCTATTATATATTTTCTAGTTTTTTTACTTAAATATTTAAAGTCTCTAGCAAGTTCTGGGTCTACTATATCTCGTATATCCCTAGAAAATCTTCCCTCTCCTTGCTTTTCTCCCAGCAGCCACTTACCAGCAGCAGCTTCATGTGCAGGTCTAGTATTATATCCAAAGAAACCACCTAGTAAATATTCATATATCTGCATTTCCGTAGGGTCACCACGTAATGTAGATGGGATTCCCATAAACATTGATGCAACACCAGCTCTAAGTCTTTTGTTAGCAGTATCTATTTGAGCAGGAGTACCCTTATATAGTTTACCTACTGATACAAAATTACCTATACCACCGAATGCACCACCTGCTATAGCACCACCAACAAATGCATCAGCCATTATATCCTTACCCTTCCATACAGAACTAACAGCACTAGCAACACCAAGACCTAATGCTTCTTCAGTAATAGCTCTTGTCTTTGCACCTTTACGTAAAAAATCTAATGTTTCTAGTTTAGATTTATTTAAACTAACATCCATTAATTTTTTAGTACCCCTAGATGCAATCATTGGAACTGCCATAGCATCTAAAGTATCTATACCAGATTGTATGGCTTTATAGAATCCTGTATTGCCAAATGGTTTTCTAAGAAGAGACAATGGAGCTTTCATAATAGCTGGAGCAAACCCAGCAAGATGCCCCAATTGTCTAAAGATTGCTTCTCCAGTATTGCGTGGTTCTTTAGGGATGAGATCAAATGTAGTTAATCCCTCAATAAACCCAGCTTGAGCCTGTTGCAATCCTCTTCTTAAACTAAAATCAGATTGCATTCTTTTGAATCTTATCTGATTAATTTCAGCAAGGTATTCTAGTTCATCTAACTGATCGTCAGAGAACATATCAGGGTTAGCCCTGTATGTGTTGATTAGGCTTTTTACTTTATAGCCTTCGTAACTAGCCAATTCTAGTCGCCGAATCCACCCATCATATAATCAGCTCCACCTATTGCTGTAGCACCACCAGCACCAGCTAATAACATTTGTGCTTGTTCTAAGCCAATGTTTAGTCTAGCAGCTAATTGAGCAGCAGCATCTGAAGCAGCCCTAGTTCCACCACGTACTAATTCTGGAGCCAGTCTTCTTGCACCTGCAACACCTCTAACACCAAGGTCTCTAGCACCTCTGGCACCTCTAATTGCTAAATCTCTAGCACCTCTAACACCCCTAGCACCTTCATATCTTGCTCTATGATATAATGGACTTCCAGCTAGTCTATCTCTAGCACGACCTATAGCTTGTCTAGGATTCTGCATACCATATCTAAGATTATGATAGGCAGGACTTTTAGCTAATATGTCTGCACCTTTACCACCAATATTTCTACCTTGTTGGCTCATTTTTTGAGCTATCTGTCTTATTCTATCTTTTGGATTAACACTAGTACCCATATTCCAAACACCTCTAGCACCTTTTGCAGCTAGTCCTAAACTACCACCAAATCCAGCTATAGTTCCTAGTCCACTTGCAAATTGGTCTAAACCAGTTTCACCATAGACAGACTCACCTCTTGATTGTGGCTCCCATTGGTCAGGCATTAGCAATCCTAATGTCATCATATCAAGAGCACTATAAGCACCCTTTGCTAAAGGTCTTGACTCTTTTCTAAAGTGCTGACCCATTTGTTTTGCCATCATTGCAATAGCTTCTGCCTCATTATCGTTATAACGATTAGGGTTTCTATTGTAATCTATTAACAATGACCTCATTTGATCTCTGTTCATTTTATTCTCCTGTTATTCTAAATTACCAATTTATATCTGTTGCTTCTAATAAATTCATTGGAGTAGCAGCAGGATATTGAGTATTTATTATATTAGTTAATTCTGGATACCATTTAGTTATATGATCTGTGGCTCTTGGTTCATCTGGAATAAGGTGTCTACCAGCTTCTCTTGACCCACGTTCTGCTGCAGACTCAGTAAGAGGATTAGCATCAACCATCCATTGCATAAACCTATACCAAGGTGTTGCTCCATCAAGGTTTTCAGCCTGATTTCTCCTTCTCATAAAATCTACTTCATCTTCTTTCTTTTTTTGCTTTGCTTCAATAAAGCTACCTAATTCATCAAACATCTTATTTCTTTTATCCCAGTCTGTTTGCATCCTGCCTTCTCTAGCTTGATTTATAGCTAAATTACCTTCATTTACAGCAGCCTGTCTTTCATTTACACTAGCTTTTCTAGCTCCAAGAACAGCATCTAATAAACTTCTACTTCCTTCAGAACTATAACCTGTCCAGCGTTGTTGCATTTGTGGTACTATCATATTATTCTCCTAAGTTGTTTTGTTCATTCCTAAGAATGACCCACCTAAATTAAACAAGTTATTACTCATATTGTTTCTCCAAGATGATTGTGCATTTTGATTCTGAACTTGTTGATTGTATTGTGCTTGTTTTAAATACTGATTATAAGTATTCTGATTTTGTGTATTAAATTGCTGATTAGCTAAAGCTCTTTGGTCTATTCCACTAGCAAATTGTCCACCTTGACCATAAGCTTGTGTAGCCATTTGACCAAACTGACCAGCCATACCAAGAGAAGTATTCATAATACCTTGCATACCCTGAGCATATTGATCTCCTGCTTGTCTATTAGTTACAGCATCATATACATTACCCATTCCCATAACACCTCTAGCTGCCATTGCTGCATTCATATTGCCAATAGTTTGCTGTCTCATGTCTCCTACATTCTGTCTAAGGTTCTGAAACATTCTTTGATTATAAGAACCACTTGGATTTATCATATCTTGATAAGTATTTCTAAAATCTTTTCCTAGTCCAAAACTATTCTTTATACTTTGAGTTAAAAGTGGATTAGTTTGATAATCACTCTTTGATAAATCAAAACTAAAGTCCTGATTTATATTCTCAGGCTTATTCATAGCCCCTGTTAACAAACCCATTCCAGCTGACGCTATTCCTAGATACGGACTTGCTGCTGTTAAAAAACTACTCATATTAAAATTACTCCCTGTTGGTTGATTAGCTACTACATTTCCAGAAAAACCTGCCATAAGAGGAGAATTGTATGTACCTCTTATTAAATTTGGTTGCTGACCTGTTGGATCTGGAACACTTAATTGAGATCCTTGATTTACATAATTAGGCATACTCTAATCCTTATTTAATGTTAATGACGTCTTAGCCCAGCCTTCGCTAGTTCGACCTTGTATTTCATAAGATGTGCCACTATTAGACCTAACTATCCTAATGTCACCTTCTTTACCTGATGACTCTTCTTTATCAATAATAGTTTCTCTATTATTTACTGCACTAATAAGCTCGTTTAAATCATCATAAATCTTATCTACGACTCTTTGTAGATTATTATCATTTATTTTTTGTGAACGCTTTTTACTTATCATGACATACTCTTTGTTTTTTTAAGTTTTCTATAAACAATTCTTAATGCATCAATAATTGAAGTTGAATCATTTACATCTACTTTTATTTGAAGATGTCTAGCTTTTGTAGGGGTACTTAAAGCAGCATAAGAAGAACTATTTTCTGCTGTATTTACTGTAATGGTAGGAGTAGAATCTTCAGAAAGAGCCTCTACTTTAAAAAACTTTTTATCTACTGTTGAGTCACCCATTGTAAATTTTTTACTATACCACTTAAAATTAGATTTTCTTGTATCATTTTTAGGGTCAAATGGTTGTATTAATCCGTGTTCTGTATCTGAGATTAAAACTTGATTATTTTTACCCACTATAGAACTATAAACTCCATAAATTCCATAGCCACCGCTTAATCCATTCTCTCTAGTCCATACATCCCATCTATTTTTTGGAACAGTATATACTAAAGTATGAGGAAAATATTGACTACTATTTTTTCGAGTGTAAAAAAAATAAAAAGACTTTCTAAATCCATCATATGCAACAAGAATATTATCGTAATAAGAAGAATCGCTAAAAGAAGTTAAATACTCCATAGAACTATATCTTGATTCAAGATCATCGTGTTGTTCTGAATATTTTATTTGTTGAGCAATATCATTTATTGATTTTCCATCATAATAATAAATACTACTATAATCCATCCAACACATGCCAATATCAGACACAACTACAGAATTTTGATTTCTACATCCTATACCTTCTAAAGTATCTTCTATATACATACCATCAGGATTTATTACATATATACTATTTTCTGAAAAAGCATATAGCCTACCATTAAAAGATTCTAATGCTACTGGTTTACTTGGTAGTAATAAAAAATCTTTAGCCCAATTAAATTGGTCAAAATTAAATGGTCTTGATTTAAATATATAATTTGTAGCATTATCTATATCTTCATGAGAACAGTCTGAGATATATAGATAATTATTTATTTTAGCACTTAATCCATATTTAGGTAAGGTATTAATTACAGCTTCTGATATACCAGTTCTTGATTCATAAGAAGCGTAAGATGCTCCATGATCAATTATGGTTTTTGTATAATAATTACCCCAATCTGGATTACTAGTATTAGTATCTGTTACTTGCCACCCGTTTTTTAATGAAACACTTTTTACTAATCTAAAAAAAGATGATGGCTGTTCAGCATCATTTACTCCCGTATCAGACCTGTAAATATTAATATGTGTTACTCTTTTACTTAATCCCGATGGATATATATCTATTTTTATATTTAAAGAATCTTCCCCAATACTAGTGTGGTCTAAAAACTCCCAAGATGATAATGGAGATTCTTGATAACCATCATATAGAAAAGATGTTGCATAAAAATAATCTTTACCAGTATCTATACTTCCAGCTACAGATGAGTTATCTGTAATTGTGAAATCAACCTCACCTGATAACTTTATAGAGATTGCTCCACCTGTAGATGTCCCCCACCTTGCTTGACCAGCACTAGAAAATATATTATACGTACCAGATGTTTCATCACCAATAGCAGCTTCAATGTCTTGATTTGAAGCTGATACAGTTCTACCTAAAACTGCTGTATTTACTCCAGTAACTGAAGGTTTAGAAACTCTTTGAAGATCTGAATTAGTACTTGCAGAACCTTTTGATATAAAATTTAAATAAGTGCTATTAGAAGTACTTTTAGTTAAATACGTTTCATTGTAAGCACTATCAAAATCAGCGTGATACGCAAAAACAGTTCCAGCTCCACTATTACTTGTTAATTTATCACCTGAAGAGTTATCAAATTTAACAAGCATTAAAAAATACATTATATTCCCATATGATGTTCCACCACCACCAGAATAATATCCTAAATAATTTCCAGCACTACTACCATAATGCCATCTTACATTTGCAGCACTATCTGCTTTAACTACATGTGCGGTTAGACCTATATAATTAGTACTCCCAGAAGGAATCATTAAAGGTAACTTTGTAGTTCTAAATTTTACTTCACATTCTATTCCAGTTTCACTAGCGTGATCTGTAGTTATAAGTGCCCAATCTCCTGTTGTTGGAGTACCACCTGAAGCACCAGCCCAAGGAGTTCTATCTTCTACAGCTTGAGATGATGAACTTGTTGTTAGATTAGCAGTAGCTACATTCCACAAAACTGAAACAGCAGCATTATTATGTCCTTTTGCTAACCATAAATAATCCCCTTGTTCTGCGATGTCAGTAACACTAGTATCTCCCGTAAAGTTAGACAATGGTCTAGTAGATAATATATCCATATTATCTGGGTCAATTTTTAATATCGTCAAATCATTAGATATTTCATCCGCTACCCATAAATTTCCATCACTAGCTAAACACATTGCTTTTGTTTTTGTAAAAAAATAATCAGATCTCTTTACTAATTTTCCAGTAGAAACATCAAATTTGTAAACATATGTTCCGTTTTCTTTTATAGTGTAACAAAAGTTATTACTAGAATCATTTACTACAGTATGCATATTAGAAAATGGACTAGGTGCTCTTAATTCTGCATTATCTACTTGTAACCCACTAGGAGTGCTTCCTCCAAATTGTTTGTGTGGTATAATACCAACCCATTTAGGGTCTCTTGTTTTTCCAAGACCCATATGTACTTCTTTGTTATTCACTTGTTGAGCTGCAATACTAGTATCGGTACCAAAAGTACCAGATTCTAAAGTTGTTACACTAGAAGGAGTGCCGTAGACATCATCTATTTTTTTTATATCAAAATCAGACCTATCCACATAAACTAGTCTATATGTTCCATCATCATTTATCATTGACATTCTTCTAGTATCTACTCCTGCTTTTATAGCAGTAGCATCTTCTTGTATTGCTTGTAAAGAACCAGCTTGTCCATAAGGGTCTATATTCTCACTATATACTGCTGCATCATCTGGAATGTCTCTATCATCTGGATTATAAACATTACCAGATTCAAATCTATTTATTTCAAATAATTCTTTAGGCACTAATTAATTTCCCGTTATATGTTGTATAGCCATTACTTATTGTATGTACCATAAGATTAAAATTTCCATTAGTCATAATGTCTACTACTCCCACATTATGACTCCAATTAGTAGGTCTACCTTTTAAATAACTCTTTGTCATATCAGTTAAACATCCCATTGAATGTGCCATGTGTGCTCCATCAATGTGTTGGATGGTTGCTTTTTGGCAGTCATGAGTGTGCCCGTAGATAACGTTGCATCCCAATTGTAAGGCATGAGTTCTTGCGTGGGAGACACCCATGTAATGCCCCCCGTGATATGCGTAGAGTTTGCTTCCAAGTACTCTAAATACTTCTCCATATTTATGCCATTCATATCCTCTCTCATCAAACTTAAATGCTTTTCTTGAACCATATTGTGTTAAGTACGGATTTTCTTCGACAAAGTTGTCAAACCAGAGTTCGTGATTTCCTTGTGCAAAAATCTTCTTCTTGCATTGTATTCTACGTAAAACTTCATCAATCTCATCAAGTCCTTTATTTCCCGCCTCAATTTCTTTTTTTATTGCTGGTAATTGGTACTCAAGAGGTGGTCTTTTTTTCTTAGACCATTGCCAATGTGATACCGATTCACCATCAATAGTGTCTCCTAATAGCAGAAACGCTGTAGGTTTTACTTCTTCTAGTACATTTAATGCACATGCAAATGCCTTCTTATCATGATTTGGGAAGTGAATGTCTGGAAAGACAACCACTCTTTCTTTTATAGTCATTCATCATCCTCTAATTTCTACATGAACTAAGTCATCAAAAGAGTTATCTTTTATTTCGCCGTCACTATCCCAGTCGCCTCCCCAGCGAATATTGACTCCCATTTGTTTTCCTATGCCTCTAACCATTCCACCCATATAGTGAAACCGTTCTCTATCTTCCCAATCAATTGGGTAGGGAGCTAAGTCAACTGCTTTTCCTTCTAAGTGTTTACTGTACTTTGTCTTTGACTTTCCTTGAGCTACCAGTTCTATTTGTCTAGCCTCTGTTCTCAAGCCCTCAATAATAGTAACATCCATTATCTTTATCAGCTCATTCAGAACATTTACGAGTTCTGGCTTAACTCCCTTTAATCTTTCTTTAGATCTTTTTCCAAATCTAGGCATTAGAATTTCCAAACAAGTTTAACTGCAGCAGATAGTACATCCATACATTCTTTTGCAATAGCTTGTTGTTCTGCTTTACTTATCTTACCATCTTTAGATGCTTCATGGTATTTCTCAGCTACTTCCTTAATCTCTTTCAAGATTATTCTATACTTAGTAGCTACCATAGTAGCCATACCACCAAGTATTATTGCAAGTAAGTATGCTGCGTTTTCTAAGTTTAACCAGTCCATTTAAGACTCCTTTATCTTTTTTGTTTTTAAATATAAATAATAAATTTGTATTGCAAACATAATACACATTAGGATACCTGATATAATATCTGTCCAGTAAACCACACCTAAGCTCGTGCTTATTCCAGTAACTTTTATACTATCCATTATTTCTTAATCTTTCTACTTCTCTTTCAAGGTATTCAAGTCTTTGATTTTGTTTTATATCAGCAGGTATTTCTGCATCTTGATTAGCTTCCGCATCTTCTTCTATATCTATAATATGTTCTTCATTCATAGCTACTTGATATTCTAAAAACGATATACGAGCATTTAATTGACTGTATCCCCACACTAACATAACTACAAATGTAACTGCTTGTATTATCATAGGTAGGCTAATTGTCATAGAACTATTATCTGATATAGCTTTATTGTTTTCCATTTACTCTTGATAAACTTCCTTTTATTTCTGATACTTGGTTATCTAGATCATTTATTTCTTTATTTAATGCGTCAAACTTTCTATCAAGCTTATCATCTGAATGATTCCATCTATTTATAAGCTTAATAACCATACCTTCCATATTTTCTAAGGTTTCAGATTGTCCTTTATTTTCTATTTCTAAATCTTTTAATGCAGATGCTTGCTCATTACCTCTCTTATTCATGGAGTACACCATAAAAACAAACATAGCACCAACCACTCCTATCATACCTGCTTCTGAGTATATTGCTAAAAAATCAACCATTATTTACTTTTCATTGTTAAGTCAATATAAACTTTCAAATCAGACTTAATTTCTGCGTTCCACTTTTTTATCTTACCAAGTTCATTCATAATAATATCCATACGGTGCTGCAAGTTTTCGTGTTTTTCATCAAATCTTTTTAAGGTATCTTCTACCTTTTCTTTTAAGATAAATCTTACTACGCTATATAATGCAAAAGCTAAACCAACACTAAGAGAAATTGGAAATCCTAATTCTTGTATTAATGTTATAACCTCAGAAGTCATTTCTTTTTTCTTTTCCAGCTAAATGGATTTAGATTTAATTCTTTTTCAAAGAACGATATACGCTCTTCCATAGCTTCTCTTTCTTTTTGTTCTTCTTTCATGTGCTTATCGACAAGCTCTGTAATTCTGGTATCAGCAAGTTCCATTCCTCGCTCAAGTTCTGCAAGTCTATTTTCAATTCGTAAGTAGCCCAGCACAATAAAAGCAACTGCCACGATAATTTGCCCAAGCCACTTAATATTAAGACTAATACGAAAGTTATCATCAATCTTTGCCATTCCATATGACCTGTATGTCTTAGGCTTTTCACTCACTTCTTCTTTACTTTTTCCCAACGCTCATGCCTATGACACCAATTATCACCAACTAATATTCCCCCTTGAATAGTCGTTCTTATATACCAATGCTTTGTACTGTCTTGATCTGTTATAATCATAAAGTCTGTCTTAATAGAATCTGTTGGAGAAATATCTACTCCAGCTATTGCCCACCCCCCATTACAACTAGATAAAGTCATTACAATGAGAAGAATACTAATAAGCATTAGTAACCAACCACCTAGTAATATTTTTTCATTCTTTTTCAAGGCTTATAATATTTATAAAAATCTTCAGGGTTTTCTTTATCTATCACTACAAAGATTGGAGATACAATACTATTCCCAGTCCCAGAACCGCCAATAATGGCATATTGATAACCACCATCTTGGTAAGGAGATTTGATGGTATCATTGTCAAACAAGTGTAAAAAACTCGTGTCATCAAATACTGGTACAAATTCTGCATCTGCTAATTCTTCTATTTCGATTCTTCTGTTGTTATTGTCATCTACTAAAACTCCAATACTGCTTGTTCTATGTACCTGACTGGGAAACCTTCCCATACCATTTACTTCAACTTGTTGGTTGTACCACATGGAAGATGCTTTAGTAATCTTTTCAAGATTGGCTCTTGTTTGTTTTGCTTTAGCACCTTCACCGATACGACTAAAAGCAGGAGCTGCGGTAGTAGCCAAAGTAGCCATGATAGCCATTGTAACAGCAAATTCTGCAAGACTATTACCCTTGTTATTGCAAATACAAAAAAAGATACAGGCACATTTTTTATTCAATTTCTGTAGTCCACTCACTTTTAGCTAATTCAGTCATAATCTGTGCATGAGAGTATTTAGTATAAGAACTAAATACATCTGGATCATTATCTGGATCGTTATCACAAGCAAACTTCAATAGTGCTTTAGAACTATCTCCATCATCTCCATTGTTCTTACGCAATGTTTCTTTACCAGATTGTATCGCATTATCTATTAACGCATTCGATACAGGAATAGCTTCTAATAGCTCTGATTTGCTCATAGAGCCTGTATAATCATAACCATAACTATCCATCCATGTTTTTATCTGTGCGACTGTATTTGAGTCTGTTGGAGCATCTGCTGAATCAATATCTGCTACAGGCACAATTAAGTATGCCCTACCTGCCCAACGACCACTATAGTCATCAGACCATCTATTTGTTTCTTCACTCATATTATTTTCCTTTTATTTAACATCTGTACTTCTATTGGTATCACCTTTGCTATAGCCACTACTTGGATTAGCGTTTGGTGGTGATTTTAAGTCTCCTGTGGCACTACCAGAAGTTGTACCATGTACGCTATTACCACTTCTATCGTATATAGTGCTATCTGTGTCTGCAAGACCTGTAATAGCATCCAATGCTCCAAAAGCGTAGTAATTTTTTAAATTGTCACCATAGCTATCTAATAGATTAGAATGTCTATTTGCGTTGTATATTGCAGATATTTCTGATGCAATTAATTCCTTATTATGTATAGCAAAATTAGAAAAACTGGCATCGATCCAATAACTACCAGAGAAATATGTTCCTATCTGATTATATGTCCAAGTTTGGTCATAAGCACCTGCTGAAGATTTATCCTCTGTATCTGTTAAAGAGCCATTGACATAACATTTAAATATTTTTGCGTTTCTTGTAATTGCAAAATGAAACCACTCACTATGTGGTGGGTTAGAATTTGAAAATTCAATAGCAGTTAGACCTTGAAAGTCGATTGCCAAATCTTTTGTAGTTTGAGTTATAAATAAGTAATTTAATTTAGTACCAGAATTAGAATCACCAAAAAATACTTTTAAATCTTCATCTGCTCTATTCATCCACCCACTTATAGTAAAATCTCCTGTTAAAGATTGTTGACTTGATAAAGTTACTTTTGCATCTACTCCATCCAAATCTAAAAAGTTATACGGACTTGAGTTCCCGACCAAAAAGGATTGGTCTGGCAGAACTGATGAATAAGTTAAGTTATCTGTAGCCATCGAGGTCATTGTGCCGACATTGCCTTTTACTTCCTTGAAAGATATATCATCAAGGTATTGGGTTACTCCATTTGTTCCTTGTTGGAAATAAATATTAGAAGATGCACCTCCACCTAAAATAAGGACATACCTTATAATATTTACCCATTTACCCGATGCTATAGTTATAGTTTCATCCATATTCCACCCAGAACCACCACCCCGTATTATTTTAACTCTTATATCTGTATCAGATGGAGAATAAACCATAAAATTTAATTTATATAGCTTACTAATTGTTGTATTAAAGGTACTTGAACCGACAATATATCCATCTGTACTTGTAGTTGTAAATTTTCTTGATGTAGTTCCACTAAAGGCATAATCAGTAGATTCTGAAGTTGTTGCATTTACTCCTGTCCAAGAAGTAGGAGCTAATTCTGCTCCTAAAGTGGGGTTAGCTACATCAATTATGGCAGGGTAAGTGTCACTTACTTCTGATTGGAGGACTGGTTTAATAGTAAAATTACTTATATTGCCTACAAAACTTGATGATTGAATATAAAAATAGGCATTGCCAGATTGTGTTTTATAAAATGTGTAGCTCCCTGTAGTTGACATAGAAGCTGTATTCCCAGTATTTCCCACTAAGAAATTAAATGAACCAGAAACAGCAACTACATCTAAAGTTATTTTATATAATTGACCAGAACTTAGAGAACTTTGATATGTGTAAATAGTTCCAGTTGTATCAAATTCTAACCTATTTAATGATGTATTAATTTCAACACCAGTACCTAAAGACCAATCACCACCTGAACTAAAATCTGTATTAGAAAGTGGAGTACCACCCAACTCTTCTGTACTATTCTCAAATGCACCCATGTCATAACCTGCAACCATTTGCTGTACTATGTCATCTACTGCACCATTTGTGATCGTACCATCATTTGAGTTAGAACTTGAATCTGCTATGGTAGGATAAACTGCACTTGTGTCATCGCCCATTAACCATAACCCTACTAATCCTGTATCAGCACTTGGGTTGTGTGTAATACCTTTTTGGTATTGAGCGTAAATAAAATCAGCATCTTTAGCATCTGAATAAATTGCTACAGAACTTATAGAGCCTGTTAAGTTACTCCACCCACTTGCTCCACCGATTTGAAACACATTACTTGAATAGGTTATAGAATCAGTATAAG